CTTAAAAAATCTTAACGATAATGAATTCTTTGAAGGAATTGAACAAAACATTATAGAATTCAGTTTTCTTTTTACTGCATTAAATGACGAAATTTATCATGCTTAAAGATTATACATACTGATTGGTGTATTTAATAAATCATTAATCTCTTTATCTGCATCAACAATAAATTGTGCAATCTCTGATCGATATACCTTATGCAATTCAATCTTTGCACATATTGATGATTTCTTAAATACATTTGTATTCATTAATTGACATAAACCACTCTGTTGCCATGTATGTTTAGCATCAATTTGATTCCTGTCAGCCAAAATAATAATCTTTGAATTCTCACCTAAACGACTAACAACAGTTTTCAATTCTACATAACTCAAATTTTGAGCTTCATCCAATATTAAAATTGTATTGTGAAAAGTCTGACCACGCATAAAATCTAAAGGTTTATATTCAATCACTTCTTTATCAAATAATGACTGAATATATTCTTTAGAAGGACAGACTTGTTGCATCGCAGTCATGAAACTTTCATTGAATGGTGCACTCTTCTCTTTAACATCACCTGGTAATGTTGACATAAATTTTGAACTACCAACTTGACACAAAGGCTTAGTCATTATCAATTTCATATTCTTATGTTTTAAAACCTCATTAAGAGCATAATCAATCGATAACAGAGTTTTACCTGCACCTGCACTTGCTAAACACACAATCAATTTAGACCATTCCTCATGCAACAATTGCATAAATAAATTTTGATCTACATCTTTAGGATTTAATCCCTTTTTATTCCCCATCTGCTTCATCAAATGGATTTTATTTCCACCTTGAAACAATATTGCTTTTTTAGATGGATTTGTCTCTGATTGCAATGTTAAATATTGACCAACATCCAAATCAACTTGCAAAAAATCTGACAAATCATCCTTACTCTTATAAATGTCATCGATCAATAAATCTTCAACAGTCTCAATCAAAAACTGATCTTTGGTCATAGTCATTTTATTTTTCTTTCTAAGGGATGCGGCGAGTTTCATCCCCCATATTTTAATTATATACCACACGCTTCCACTTTTTATAAATCTTTATAATTTGTTTTTTGATTCAAACACACTTTCACCCGTTTTATCCAGATTTAACACAAATCATCTTACCATTAAATTATATTTAAACACACATGCAATTCATCCTGATGCTTCGTAGATATCACAGATTGAACAGACATCATACACCCACACCCTTCACATCAACCACACTCATACGCCCCCTCTTTTTTACTCCCCCTTCTTGCCACCCTTGAGACGCATTATCCTCTTTTATCCAAAGCACCATATACACCATAACAGATAACTGCAATAGAATAACATACCCCATCAGTATCTCATCATCATCATCATACTAACAGACATCATATAAGGACAATAACAACAACATCGCAAGCGCCATCACATAACCATTCAGTCTCACACAGTCTCACAGTCTCACTCAGATCAAAACAGATTGAACCAGATTGAAACAGTCTCTACATATACCCTAATTATTTATATTTGTTTCATACTGTTTCATTTAATGTTTCACTATGTTTCACACTGTTTTAAACTGTTTCATATTATACTTCGTATAATATATACGCGTCTATTCTTAGCCCGAGCTTTCCCACTCAGTTTCAATTTGAAACTAACTAAAACTGTTAACTTTTGTTCACAGTATTTTGATCAAAAAGACGATCAATTAGCTCAAAAACTGTTGTATAGTCACACGGTTTTTATATAATTATACATAGATCAAGATAGATCAAGAAGGTATCATGAAAAGAAAATATGTATTGTATGAAAAGTCGACTGGAAAAGCTCGTTGGTCTGAGTTAATGGACGAACAGGACGTATTAGAAACACCTGAAGACTATATAGTGTTTAAGAGCAAAGAGGAATTAGAAGAATGGAAGAACAATAAAACCATTCAGTCTCCCGTTACACCGGTTGAAACAGTTTTAAAAGAGAATATGAATACCAAAGAAGAGACTGAAGTTAAAACAGAGAGCACGGTAGAAGTATCTGTTGAAAAGACTGAATGGGGTGGTAAGAGAAATGGAGCTGGTACTAAAAAAGGTTATCAGCAATCACAAGAACACAGAGACAGAAGAATTGCAGCTTTAAGAGAGAGTGCACAAAGAAGAAGGAAGGCAGCAAGCGGCTATTGATAATACCTTAAGAGAAATTGATATTGTGCAACTTATGTTTCAGCTTTTTTGCTTCATGTTTCAATTATGTTTCATAGTGTTTCAGGCTATTTAAATATATAACGCGTGCATACGCGTAACAGTTTAACAGCAGGTAAAAATAATAAAAACCTGAATTATAATTTGAATACCAATAAAAAAATATAGCAGTCACACAGGAGAAAAATAATGAATGTTACATCGATTAAATCTTTATTGCAATTAACAGCAAAATTTGGAATTAATGATTATTCTGAAGATAGAGAAAATCGAATGCTCTTTAAATTATTAACGAACCCTGAATGTGGCAATATGGATTTTGAGAATGAAGAACAAATCAGATTTTGTGTCAATTATTTAATGGATGAATGTATTACATTGGATCAATGGTTAAAAGCATTAAATGTAGCTGATTCATTTATTCATGAAACCTGGTCCAATTGTTGGGTGTATCAATGTATTAAACCTAATATCAATAAGTCAACTGAAGATCGGGACTTTGGCACTCCTATTGAAACTGAATATTTAAACAGTGTCTTAGATACAAAGAGTGTTACTCAATTGGAGACTTCACCACGTCTAATTGGTGATGTATTAAAACTTCGTGAATATGAAGGATTCGAAGATCTTGAGAAAATTGATATTTTTCATTATTTTAAATTTTTAAATGACAGTGGTCTTCAATTAAGTCAATCCCAATTTATTAAAACCTGGATTGAGTCTGGTTGGTTTTGGGGTGTCTGTCATGGGTCCGATAGACCAGAGACCTATACAGGATGTTATGTTTTAACTGATTTATTTTGGGTTCTATGTGATGTGATTGTGATGAGTAAGCTTGCTTAAGCTTCATTTTTATTATTCAGTTTTTAAAACTTGACTTCAGGTAAAAATTATAAAATCATGTATTATAATTTATATACCAAAATAAAACACCAATAAAACAAAGGATTATCTTATGAGTTACGCATATACAACAATCAATATCAATTCTGCAACAGCAACAATGTTACAATTACTCAAAGAAGGTAATCTCACAAATATTTTAGGTATTGATCAATCAGACTTAAATCGTATTTCAGATTTTGAATATTCTCATGACAAGCAAAATAAGAAAACAAGAATCAGCTTCACATCACTCAATCTTCCTCTCAATCTATCGAATAACAATGGTATGGTTGGTTTCTTCTTCAAATTTGGAATGTTAGACTTTGCATGTATTACTGATCATGGTACTTTAAACTTTCAACTTGAAGATATCTATGATGAAACAAACATCGATCAGATCGACAAAGAAGAATTAGCAACTGATGCCATCAGACTTCTACTTGATGATCCAAATACCTTTAAAGCTACTGAACTTATCTTTGATAGTTTTAATATTGATTTAGACGATTTATTGACAATTGAACAATCTGTTTAATTTAATCGTTATTCAATCAGGTATATCCCGTTTAACTCCTGTTTAATCTTCTTTGTCTTTTTATATGAATTACCATAACTCATATTTCAGTTAAACAGATGATCACGTTTTAAAAAGACAAAGCTTTCACGAGAGACTTAATGCTCTTCGGATGCTGCAGTTAACTTTCATTTTTACTATACTGCACAGAAGTAGAAAGCGCTAAGGATCTCCCCTTTTCCACCACGCATTACAGTAAGTAGAATTCATATGAAGCATTTAGTATTTTTTGTTTTTTTGGTATCTTTTTTGTTTCCTGCTATCACCTTTGCACAAGCCGGGGATGGTCTAGAAGGTTTTCAGCTTTATGATTATAATGATGAAAAAGAAGTTGAAGCTGCTCCTAAACATGCTGGTGTTTCCGGAGACTCTTTTGATGCTGATGAGGAAGCAGAGGCCGAAAGAGAGTATTTAAAACAGATAAAAGAGGAAGAAAAGAAAAAAGAAGAAATGAATAAAAAAGATGTATTGATACTTAAATTAAAGAATTGGTTTAATTCTGCATTGGTGATAAAAAGTATTAAGAAAGAGGATGGATCTGAGGTTAACGATGCATTAATTATGAATTTGGAACCTGAATATTTAAATGGAAATAGCTGGAAAAAACAAACTGTTGAATTATGTCAAATGTTTGGTGTTGATGTTTGGTATTTGGATATAACAGAACTTGAATATGATTATTATGTAAATTGTAATGGTGTAAAATTAAAACGTATTGCTGATAATCTTGAGCTGTTTGATAATCTGAATAAGTTTTCACAATTGAGATTTGATACACAAAAAGAAAATGAATAATTTTTAAAAGCATATTATACAGTAGATAGAATAAAAATAAACAACAAAAACTTATCAAATCAAAGGGCATTTTATTATGAGTAACACACAAGAAACACAAACAACTTTAAATGAAAATAAACAAATTTACCAAATTATGTTAATTGATTTTGCTGATTGGTTTAAAGAAATCACCATGCGTAATCTTCTTAATGAATTGGATTGGGATACTGATTATTTAAATTTATGCACTGGTCGTGTTAGCAAAAACCTGGCCTCCACTTATGATGCCACTGTTCAAGACTGGTGGGATGAGGCCCAAAATATTTGGAATGACCCTGATTTGGATGAGGATGAGACCGAGGTTGCTATTCATGATTATATTGATTCGTTAAATTGGAATAGCATTGTTGAGAAAGGTATCTCCTGGCTCATTAATTATGTAGATGAAGATGATTATGCAGGTATCTGGGATAAAGTTCAATCTTACAAAAAATCAATCAATGATCAGCAAAGCAAAACACAAAAAGAGCATGAAGAAAAAATTCAAAGAGAAAAAGATACATTAAAATAATTACAATATCTTAGAATGATTCATATGAATGTTGAGAAGAAAGTAGATTAAATATGTTATTATTCAATGCATTGATGACATTAGCCTTGATATCACCTAGTCGTTGGGATGAATTAGCTACCTGGGAAATTGAACAAGGAACTGCAGTGATTTATGAAGCCCAAGTTGACGGAATAAAAATGTATCATAAGGGAACTGAAGTGATTTGGGTGATGGATATTGACACTGTTGATACTGTGGCGCTGGAGGAGATTTGGGACAAGATATTGATATTTGGTCAAGGGAATGAAGAATGCCAATATGATTCAGTTAACATTAAAAGAATTGGGAGAACTAAATGAAAAACATATTTTTGATGATTATATTATGTATTTGCTTTTTATCTAATAAAATGCATGCCAAAGCATATGAATTTGTATCAATTGGAACAGTATGGCTTGATGAACCATTACAATGCAATGAAGATATGGGCTGGACTCCTTTAGAAATAAATCAGAACCCACAAGGTTGGTCTGAATATTGTGAGGAGCAAACACGATTAGCATTAATGTTTTCCCAAAAATTATTTGAATTATATGAATTTGATCAAAATTTGTTATTTAATAGAGTAGAGGCCAATAAAGCTAAAAACATGATGCATGGTAAAATATTGCAAATGATGACTATTTTACAATTTGAGAAAGAAAAGAGATTAAAACAAAAAAAAGAAAAGCAAGAAGCATTACAAATTGACGCAGAAATGGCTCGAGAAGCCAATGAAGTCAGTCAAGCACAAGAGATTGATATTGATAAACCATTAACAGGTAGACGTTTCAGTGATGCAAAATTTAGGAAAGCCATAAAGACTCGAGCCGATCGTTTAATCCCTTGCATTAATAAAGAAACAGAAATCAATCCTAATCAAAAGTTTTTCTTGGTAGAAGTCAACATTATTAATACTGGAAAAGTACTGAATGCTAGATTAGCATCGGGTAGTCAAAGTGGCACAAGGTGTGTTTTTAAAGCTTTACAAGGATTAACAGTTAAACCATTTGATGGTGGAACTTATACTGGAAGAATTCCATTTGAATTAGAATAAATCATTAAATTTATCGATAATTTATAAATATTTATAAATTTACCTATATAATATCAGTAAATAGAATAGGAATAAAGATAAAAATGGCACGCTATAAATTTAAGTGTACAAATTCAAATTGCGAACAATGTGGTATTGAGTTCATAGGTCAGTTACCGATGGCTGATGTGGGTAAGACTGAGTTATATCCGAAGTGTGAATGTTGTGGTGAAGGAACAGAGAAGGTGTTTGAGGCGAATGGATCGTTTCGTCTGAAAGGTGGTGGGTGGATGAATACACCTGGTGGATATTCTGGTTGTACGCATGATGTGAGAGGAAATAGTTTGCAGGGTAGTATGCAAATAGGACCTCATTGGAATGATCGGGAATAGTATTAAATAATTTTAATTTCTCGAAGTGATTAGTTGTGTAAAAATCATATCCCATTTTTTGAATTGATTATCTGCAAATACGATAATATATCTTTTTTCTATGTCGTGTTGTATTACTAAGCCTATTTGACCATTTTGTGAAATATCTGATCGATCTCTTGTGCCCCATATATCACATTCGAATTTAACAAGATCACCAGGGTAGAATTTTCTCATTTTTTATTTATTAGATCTTGTTCGAATAGTGCATTTTCAACAAGAATTGAGAAATATTCTGAGCGTGCAATATTTTTGATGTGTTTTTTATTTTCAGGTTCATTTGGATCTTCATTGGGGTGATATTTGCACCATATTGATTTGCTTAGTTTTTCCATTATTTTGAAGAATTCTTCTCTACTGCTCATGTTAGAGTTGATGGGTTTTCCCGTTTTTGTTAGTTTTTCTTCGTTCATTTTTAATCTTAGATCTTTCCAGCCTAGGCCATTTACTGTTGTATTGAATTTGTTTTCAGAATGTGATGATTTAGAAGGCATCTTTATATCCTTTTGTTGTTTATGAATATAATTATTATAATACAGTAGAAAGAAAAGGATAAATAATGAGTGGTGATAAAAAAGAATCAGAAGACACAGGATTAAATGAAGAAGTTGTTGATATAGAAAATATAAATGAAGATGAGAAGATGCAACCTGAAGCATCTGAAGATAAACCGAAGAAAAAGAGGGGATTGAAGAAGGGTCAAAAAATAAAGAGATCAGAGGAACATAATAAAAAGATTGCAGATGCGTTGACTGGTAGAAATTTGAGTGAAGAGCATAAGGCAGCGATAAGTGAATCGATGTATGGGAATGTGAATGCTGGATTTAAGTAAAAAAATATTTTAAAAATCCGATTGACTGATATAATTAAAGAATAACCGATCAGGTTTTCCTAACTTTTTATGCATGTGAATAGGTGCATGTATAAAATTGACTTGAAAAGGTTGTCGCACTTAACTACATGATTTGGAAATTGGGGACAATATATATCATTCCATGCTTTTTTTAATTGTCAAGTTTTTAAAGAGTGAAAGAGGTGCTTAAAATTTTTAAAAAAATATACAAAAAGTTGTAAAGAAATAATTTTTTGTGTATAATTAAAATTAAAGGCGTATTATATATGTCTTTAGTGTTTTGTTGTTGATGCTCGATATGTTTTCTCCTGGCATATCGAGCATTTTTTTTATCTATTTTTTGAATAAGTTGTATAATTATAAAAAAAAGGACAATTTTTATGTCAAAATTAGATCCGAAGTTGGCTCAAATGGTAGCGACTTCAGAAGGAAGAAGAATGTTGAGTGCAGTATCACCTTCATTTTTCGATTCTTATTATTTAGGACTTGAACAGGCGACTCATAGAAAAAATTGGTTGGAGACAATTGAAGAATTACAAAAAGAAGCAAAGAAGATAAATACAAAGAAAAAATTATTGGTATTATCACCCAGGGGTCATGGGAAAAGTTTGTTATCTGTGTCTTTTGTATTAAGACAGTTATGTTTAAATCGAAATGCATCAATATTATATATTAGTAGTACTGCAGGTCAAGCAGAAAAACGTGTTAGATTAATTAAACAGTTCATGGATGATGATAAAATAATTGAAGATTGGTGTCAAGCTCCATATTTACCATTTTTTGGACCTAATTCAAAAGAAACTGCATCTCAACTTTATATTACAAGATCAGGAAAAAGTATTGATCCTACTCTTGAAGCTGTTGGTTCAGGTGGATCTGTAACAGGTGCACACGTTGATATTATTATTATTGACGACTTAGAGGATGATAAAACAACAAATTCTCCTGGTTTAAGACAAAAGACAAGAGAGTGGATTGGTGCAACCCTGATGCCAATTTTGAATCAAGGTGGTTTATTATTAGTAATTGGGACAAGAAAACATGAAGATGATGTATATCATCATATGAAAAATGATCCAACATATACAGTGATTGAAGAAAGTGCTATAACAGAGTGGCCTGATAAATATGAATATATATTTGAGAAAGACAAACAAGGAAAAGATATATTAAAAGGTGTTAAATTTGAAGGTGGAAAATGCTTATGGCCTTCATTTAGACCAATGGATTTTCTTTTGATGGAAAGAAGAACAATGGGAAGTCTTCTATTTGAAAGAGAAATGCAAAATAACGTTATTGCGTCAGAGGACAGTATTGTAAAAGAAGAGTGGATTAAATCATGTTCAACATCTTCATACACATTTGATTTTATTCCTCCTCTTTTGAAGAAAAATAATTTAAATATAATTCAGTCTTGGGATTTAGCTTTACAAACTGATGCTAAAAAAGCTCAGAAAAATGATAACGACTGGTCTGTAGGATGGACATTAGCTAAGGATACAAAAACTGGTATCATTTGGGTATTAGACGTAATGAGATTTAGAGGTGTTAGTCAACAAACAATGGTCGACAATATTGAAAATTTTTATGATAAATGGGGAGAGTTAGTTCAGAAGGTCGTCGTTGAAACTAATGCTTTCGGTGCACTTTATTTTGATTCTTTAAAAGCTAGAGGATTACCTATAAAAGGCGTTAAAATGACTGCCAAAAATAATTTAAAGAATGGTATTCATAAAATAGCACAAAAATTTGAAAATAATTTAATAAGATTGCCTGTAGGTGATAATAAATGTGCACAAATTGTTGATTTCTTTAATGAAGAAGCAATAAAATATCCTTATGGTAGACATGATGATATGTTAACTTCATTGTTGCACGGACTTAATGAAATCGATACAGTATTTCAGTATGAGGTATCAATAGGTGACAAAATAATAAATGATGATGGAGAAATTGAAGAAATGACTGATTTCCATAACCCAAACAGTATGGAAGCTTTCTGGGAGCAATTTAAACAAATGGATGAAGATAATGATCCAAATGCATTGAATTCAGTGGATTACATTGAGAGAGATTGGGTAAAACAAATAAATAAGGACAAAAGATCTAAACAAAAGATAGACAACCCAAATTATGGTAAACCTGTAACATTTGGTTTAGATCCTAATTCAAATGATGATGACATAACTGATCATTAGAAGCATTTAAATTTAAGTTATATAGATTTTATTATAATTACTATTACAATTAAACTTGAATTAAACCAGATATCACGGAAGGAATAAATATGCCGTATCAAAACGAAATTGCAATTAGATTACACAGTCCTAAGGATTATGAATACTTTAGACGTAAACCTGTGCCACCTGAACATCATTGGGTAAAAGAATTTGGTGAAGGAAATGTCGACTATGTATACGGGATGGATAAAAAAACAAAAACATTAGAAATTCAGGCAATTCGTATTAAAGTTAAGAAGCCTGATCAATTTAGTCTTGAACAAATTGAAAATTATGTAAAAGAAAGAGGATTATCACCTATAAAAATAGAAATGCCAAAAGAATATACTGAAAAATCATTATTCGAAATACATCCATTTGAGATGTCTAAAGAACCGATTCATATTGAAGGAACTGAATATTATTGCGATTTTGAAAGTTCTAACATTGAAAGTATTGAATTTGACTATATAAGAAATGCCATGAAAGTGGTATTTAAAGGTGAAATTTCTTACTTATATACAACAATACCACATTTAGTTTCTCAAGGATTTAAACATAGTTTAAGTAAAGGAAGATATTTTGCACAAAAAATAAAGAATAATGGATATCCTTGTAAGAGAATTGATTAGATTTTATTTAAAATATCTAGAATAGATGATTTTTCATCATTATATTTTTTAATTGTTTCATCAATGAATTCAATTCTTTTTAAGAGACGTTTCTTCATATTATTTCTTTTCTTTTTGAAAGAGTCGACTGTGGTTTTTTGACGAATAATATCCCATTCAGTTTGTAATCCTAATCTAAGAACTTCATCTTGGGTTATTTTTAATTCCTCTTTTTCTTCTTTAGAATAATTTGCCCATGGTTTTTCACTTGGGTGATTTTTTTCAATATGATCATTTGAGTGATTTTCAAAAATAATATCGCAATGAGGACATTTAAAGTAATATACAGTGCGTTTTTTTCTTTCTTTTCCTGTAGGATCTTGATGTTGTTTATACCAGTTTTTTGCAGTCTGATAGTTTATGTCGAAGTGTAAAGATGTTTCATGAAAATTTAAATTGTTATCGATTAGATAGTTCAGTACTTCTTTTTTGAATTCTGTTGTAAATTTTTTTGCAAAAGGTCTTAATGTTGTCATGTTAAAAACTCCTAATTTTTTAAACTGTTTAATATTATTATATATCTAATTATATAGATTAACATGATTTTTTAAAAAAAAATTAAATATTTTTAACATATTTTTTGATACTGAAAATAGAAAAGGGCATACTCTAAAAATAAAAAAAAAGAGTATGCAAGAAAAAGGACTATAAACCTTGTGAAATGAATTATAGTCGAGGTAGGATTTACATTACAATATTATATATAAGTTTGAAGATGATTTTTAAAAAAATATTGCAAATTACTTAACAAATAAATTTATTTAATTTTTTTCTACTTATTTTTTCTTTTTTTATATTTTTTTTCTTATTTTTGAAAAAAATGATTTTATTCTGTATATTTAATGATTATGTATTATAATACAAAGCAAATAAAAAAAGCCTGCAACCATCGCAATTGGTTCAGGCTTATGAGACATAACTGAAAGGATAAATCATGTCTAATACTAATTATAACAAAAAAGATGATTTTTATAAAAAAAATGAAAATAAATTTTATCTTATTGATCAAGTTGAAGATCAATTAAAGAACGATTTAAAGGTTTTATTAAATCTGAAAAGAACACCACGTAATCTTCATATCTTTGCTATCTTCTATAAACAATATAATTTACAAAAAATAACAAATCAACCAGTTTTTATTTCTACTAATTTATTACAAAAAAAATTTGGTTTAAAAGATCCTGATTATAAAAAATATTTTGATACATTTGTTGCTGAATGGGAAAATACTGAATGGTCATATGTAAAAAAACAAACTCGAGAAATTAAATCATTCTCACAATGTTTTATTGATTTATGTGAAAAATATCAAGGCATTAAATTTACAAAAGATTTCTATAAAAACTACTATTACAGTATTAAAGAATTTTCAAATACTCAAATAGAACATTTACAGAAAATATTTAATCAAATAAAAAATGAAAAAAACAATCAAGGAGGCGGCAGAGCCGCTATTGATAATACCTTAAGAACATGTCAAAAGGAAGGAGGCGGCAGAGCCGCTATTGATAATACCTTAAGAAGAGAAGAATTTGATAGTATGATATCAGAAGATTTTTATCATTCAACAGAGGATAGTCCTTTTAGAGTATATCATAAATTGCAAACATTAACCAGATCAGTAAAATCACAGATGTTTAATGGTTATTATGATATTGATCTTCAACAGTGTTTTGCTTCAATTTCTTGGGGTATTTTGGATATGCAAAATTGTAGTCTATCATTTGCTTGGATGTTGAATCCACATATGAAAAGAGAATTAAGAGAAAAGATTAAAAAAGATTTTAATTTGGAAACAATAGAAGAAGCAAAACAAAAAATCTGTGCATTATTTACTGAAGCTTGGACTAGTGGTGAGGATAATGTTGAGTGGTATCATCAATTACATTTAGAAATAATTAAAAGAGCAAAAAAATATTTAGGACAAAAGGTATTATGGAATGGTCAAGAAGTTTTGATTGATACTATGCATAAATTCTTTACATATCATGAACAGATGATTATTGCAAAATTAAGTGAACAATGTAATGTAGTATTAAATATGCATGATGGAATTATTTCAACAACTAAACCAAAAGAAGATACAGTTGAGTATATGGGATTTAAATTCTTATTATCAATTAATCAATTTGTCGAAATTAAGTTTATTAAAGATGAAAAATCAATTAAAGAAATTCAAAATCTTGAAGATATGTTAGAAAACAAAGAAACTTTTATGAATATTGATAAAGATTATAAAGAAAATAATCTTAAAGAAGGTATAGATTTTAACACGATGATATCCCGTTTACTTCAGGTTTAATTGAAAATAGTTTTATATATGAATAATTAGAAATCATAAAAAGATTAAACCTGTGTATTCCTGTATAAAATAAAAAAATGAAAATAATCTTGTATAGACAAAATATTTAATTAAAATTTTATATATAAAATTATTTTAAAAATATGATATACAGGAGAAAAATCATGGCAAAAAAATATTATAAAAATACAGAGAAATCTCAAAAGAGATTAGAAGAGCATATATCAAATTCTTATCCAAGAAGAAAAGAAGTTTGTTTACAAATCTGCAAAATTATTAATGCCAATTTTGATATTAAGAGTTATATTATGTATGATGCTACTGTATATAATACATTAGTTACTTTTGAAGACAATTCTAGTATTTTATTGTATCAAGATAGTAAAGGTGTATTTGATATATCTGAAAAAGTTAAATCTTATTCAAAAGCTCATCAATTTTTTAATATTGTAAGATATCTTTGTCAAAATATGTATCAAATCAATGAAGAGTTATGTGAAAAAGTTTATATTGGTGAAAACATTGTTGATTATATCGATATTGATTCTTTAAAATCATTATATATTGATGATAAAAATATGCAAAGTATGTTTTGGAAGAAAAATGGTTTTCAAGATACTGAAATAACTATAACAGAAGCAAAAGAAAGATATAGTCAATTATTTTCATCAAAAATAAAACCATTATATCTTCAGGCTAAATATTGCTTAAGTTTAATTAATCAATTTAGAACATCAATTGAACAAAAGAAAATCAATTCAGATATGCCTTATTTAGCAACAATGTGTGGACATGCTAGTGGTACAGTAGGATTTAATGATTTTTTTATTGATAATGAAATTCATCATAATCCACATGTTATTCCTTGGGATTTTTTTTGGAATACAATTGATAATGCTTTAATGAATCAAAATTATGAAATATCTTCTGGAAATATTAAATTTGTGCAATTGTTAAATGAAATTAAAAATTGTCATTTTCATATCAATACATACAAAGTATTACAATAACAAATAAAAATAGGAGAATAAAAAATGCAAGAAGAACATAGATTATATAAGAGTTGGACAAATAAAAATTATTATTTTCAGTCATACGATGAAATTTGGGAAAGTGTTTTTGCTGAAGATAATTATACAGAAACATTATCAACAGGTTATGAAATATTTAATTTTGGGGATTATTCTGATGATGGTTTAGATTATTGGGTAATTGAAGATAAATTATATTTTGTGATTCCAGCATCAATTAAATCATTTAATTATGGTAGTTGGGATCGGAATGAATATAAATATTGTTTAGTATCTGAATTAGAATTTAAAAAAGCATTTCGAAAATTTTTAAAAATGAAAATATTTCGTGTTAATTTAGCTAAGTATAATTGCGGTGTTGGATATATTGATTGGAAAGTAACTACACGTACATTAGAAAGAACAATGAAATTTGATAATGATGAAATAGAAACAACAGTATATATGCCTGTTTTAAAATTCTCAGGTGATATACAAATGGAACACGGATAATTGATATTCAATAATTAAATTACTTCTTATTAAAAACATAAATTTTTTAAAATAATATATTTCTTTTTAAGCAGAACTATAAGGTTCTGCTTTTTTTTTAATTAAAATCTTTTTTTTGTTATAATTAAGCTTATAATCACAAATAATAACGCAATGAAGTGTCCAGTATGATGTCAGACACTCAGCAATTATTAAGAATAAATAATCTCAACGAAAAGTTAGAGAGAAAGAGAAAATAATCATGGCAAGTGCAGCAGCAAATTTAATTAAAATTCGTAATATTGATATTGCAGGTGGTACAGCAACCTATGAAATGACCGCAGCAAATCTTGGATTTAATCCTTCTGAAGATTATGATAATCTTCAATTAGCAGTATCATTAGGAACAGCTGGTTCACAATTTCAAGTTGAAGTTAAATTAGTAGGTTCAGATTTTTATATTAAACCTAATGGTGGTGGTTGGGAAAATGATTTAAATGGTGATCCAATTAAGTTGAATTGTGGTTCTGACGTCTTTTTGTGTGGGCCTAATTTTGGTAGTTCTTTGATTTTTGAAGCAGTTAAGGTAACATTTACAGGAAACGTTGCTGCATGTAAACTTTATGCTGGTTTTTCAAAGAATAATCCATTAGCGTAATTGAAAGAAAATAATTAAGGAAAAAAACATGGCAGTCAATAATCCAAATCAAGGGATTACAATCCCATTCGCAACAGTGGCACAAGCTCAGGCTGGTGTCTCACAAAATACAGTCATTAGTCCTTTTACACTTGAAGCAGTAGTACAACCTATCCAGGATGCTATTGATGCTATTCAAGGAATTAATGACCTCCAAGCTTTTACAGCTGAAGTTAATGCAATTGAAGCAGGTGTAGGTTTACAGGCAGATGGTACTTATGTTACTCCTGTTGGAACTTCATATTTAGGTTCAACAACTACTGTTAAAGGTGGTTTGGTTGCATTAGATACAAATTTAAATACAGTTTCATTAGCCTTAAGTTCAGAAATTACTAATCGTATCAATGACGTCAATGCTGAAGAAACAAGAGCCTTAACTGCTGAAGGTGCATTGCAAACAGAATTAAATGATACACAAGCCGGTGCCGGTTTAAATGTTAATGGTTCTTATACAGCTCCTGTCGGTTCAAATTATTTAGGTAGTGCTACATCATTAAAAGGTGCTGACGTACTCCTTGATACACAAGTGAAACAAGTTAGGGACCAAGTTGATGCAATTCTTTTAGCTTCTGATGCTGATAAGGATTCATTTGCTGAAATTGTAGCATTGATTAATTCTGTCGATACAGTCAATGACCAAGCTTTAGCGACATTTGTTGGTAATGTCAATGCATCTATGGGTGGTGCAACTAATGGAACTAAAGCAAATTATACCTCAACAAATTACGTAGCAGCAACTGATAGTTATAACACTGCAGTTAATAAAATCGATGCAGCTTTGTTAGATCTTCAAGGTCAATTGGATGATGTAGTTAGTGTCAATGAAACACAAGCTTTACAATCTGAATTAGATATTACACAATTAGGAGCTGGTTTAGAGGATAATGGAACATATATCGCAAATCCTTCAGGTGTTTTTATTGATGATGCAGTATCATTAAAAGATGCTGACAACAAATTGGATGCCCAATTACATACTACAGTGACAGCATTAGGTCAAGCTCAAAATGCAATTGTAGATATGCAGACAGAAATTGATAAGATTGAAGCCGGTGCAGGTTTATTAAGCACTGGTGATTATCTTGCAAATGGTAGTTCAAATTATTTAACAACAGCAGTATCATTAAAAGATGCAGATAATAAATTAGATGCCAAATTAAGATTAGTTGAAATTGATGTAACTGCCTTACAAGGTGATGTTGGTCAACATGATACTGATATTGCTGGAATTGCAACAGAATTAAATAATATTGAAACTGCAGTAGGTTTAGCAGATAATGGTACCAAAACCAATTTCAGTTCAACCAATGTAATTGTAGGAAATAGTTCATTTAAAGCAGCTATTGAAGCCTTAGATACTTATGTTGGTACAATGGAAGGTGGTAACGGTACTATAGCTTTACAAAGTGAAGTTGATGCTATTGAAACAACCTTAGGTGTAATGATTGATGCAGATGGTGATTTTGTTCAACCTGATCCATCACGTTATTATATTGATTCAGCAACCTCAATTAGTAATGCTATTGAATTATTGGATACAGGTTTAAATACAACAGCAACAGATTTACAGAATTATATTGACAGTCCTTTAAATCAATCTGCAGACCAAGTTTTATTCACAACTGATGGTAATACATTTGCTGGTAGTAATGCACTTAAGTTTAAGAATTATGCCGGCACTGGTTTATCTGATAAAACTTTGGTAATTGCAGGTGATCCAAATTATGCAACAACCGTTAAAACAGGTATTATTGCAGCAGACACATATACTGGTTCATATAGTGGTTTAACTATTCAAAATAAATCAAATGCAACATCTGCATCTACAAATATTTATTTGAAGAATGAAGGAAATAGTGAAGTTGCCGATTATGCTGTTTTAGGTTTAGAAGGTAAAGCATATAATTCAAATTCAGATTATATGAGTGAAAAAGCTAAGACTTTATATTTAGGTAATTCTAATGGTGATGTAACCATTATGCCTAACTTCTTGGCTGATGTTGATGGTGGTTCAGTTCATTTGACTTATGAAAATGGTTTAAAGGCTGTTTCTATTACCAATGCAGGTGCTTTATCAACACAAACAACATTTGATATCCCAACTCAGGAATATCAATTCTCTACCGGTAATGCAGGTGATGTATTATTATCAGGTGGTAATGCTGCAGCAATGTCATGGACAGCTAAATCAACATTCTTAGGTGATATTCAAGGTGATGTTGATGCAGTTCAAAGTGAATTAGATAGTGCTGAATCTGCTTTAGGTCTTGAAACAAATGGTACCAAAACAAATTTTGCATCAAATTATGTAATTACTGCTAATGGTTCATTTAAGACAGCAATTGAAGAATTAGACACATATATTGATGGATTGGAAAGTGGTAATGGTGTAGTTGCATTACAAAGTGAAGTTGATAGAATTGAAACAGCTGTTGGTTTAAATACCGATGGTCAATATTCAGCACATACAACATCAAATTATCTAAATTCAGCAACCTCAGTAAAAGTTGCTTTAGGAACATTAGACACAGAACTTAAGGCTGTCGATACTCGTTTAACAACTGCCGAAGGTGATATTGCTGATTTACAAGATGCAATTGCAAATAATGTCTCTGGTGTATCTGCAGTTAATACTAAAACAGGTGATGTGACTTTATATACTGATGATATTTCTGAAGATGCTTCTCCAACTAATAAATGGTATACTGCTCAACGTGTGGTTGATGATGTTTTGGTTAATAATACCAATAACGATGAAGAAAATAAAGCACCTACGGTTCATGCAATTAAGGCTTATGTTGATACTCAATTTAATCAAGCAATTAAAGGTTTAGATTATCATGCTCCTTGTAAGACTGCATCAACTGGTTCCAATATCAATATTGCATCAGCTCCTGCTGCAATTGGTGGATATACATTTACTGCTAATGGTGAACGTGTCTTATTGAAAGACCAAACAAATAAAACACAAAATGGTATTTATGATTGGAATGGTACCGGTAATGCATTAACTCGTAGTGCTGATAGTAATGATATTCCTGATGGTGAAGTAACCGGTGGTATGTTTACATTTATTCAGGCTGGTGATTTAGCTGGAACTTCATGGGTTTTGACAATTCCTGTGGGTGGTGTAGTATTGGAAACAGATGAATTGACATTTGCTCAATTTAGTAGTTCAGCAGTTTATACCGGTGATGCAGGTATTAATATTTCAGGAACAGGAATTTCTTTAGATTTGAATGAATTGACAACTGAAACAACTTTAGGTGCTACAGATAAATTTGCTTTTGCTGATGCTTCTGATGGTGGAAATCCAAAGACAGTTACTTTATCTAATTTAGCAAATCAGTTAGGTGGAACCGATTTGGTAGCAACTGCTGGTGTCCTTTCTGTAGATTCTACTTCAATTATGAAATTGGCAGGAACTCAAACAGTAACAGGAAATAAGACATTTAGTGGTTCAAATACTTTTAGTGGTAGCAATACAATTTCAGGTTCTATTTCTTTAGGATCTTCAGCTACTGCTACAACTAAATCTCAAGGTAATAATTCAACGTCGGTCGCTACTACAGCATATGTAGATACTGCAATTGATGCAGTTGAAGCAACTATTGGTGCTAATGGGACAATGATTTTTAAGGGTAATTATGACGCTACAGCAGGTTCTCCATCATTAGCGACTGCCAAAAAAGGTCATTATTATAACATTTCAGTTGCAGGAACTTTAGCTGGTGTAACTTTAAATACAACTGACCAAATTGTTTTTGTAACTGATGTGGCAGGTGGAGTTGTTGTATCTACAGATTTTATTGTAGTTGATAATACTGAAACACCTATTTCTGCTGGTAATTTACCAGTTGTTGTTTTCACTGGAGGACAACTTAATAAAGGTATTTATCATTTAGTCAATACCAATTCAAATATTACCTGTAGCGTCCCAACTAAAGCTATGGTTAGTGGTAAAACTGGTGATGTTTTCTATCTCAGACATAGAGGTTCAGGTACAGTTACAGTTAATGCTAGTGGCGTTGCAGGTGGTGAATTCCTTTGGTACAATGACCCTGGAATACCTCCTGGAAATGCAGGGGCAACATTTGGAACAAAGCAAGTTGTACTTACAAAGAGTGGTGAATATAAGTTTGTAGCTACACAAATTGATGGTGCAGCTTCTTCTTTTGTACAATGGGATATTACAGTTTCTAGTCAAAGAGCTTTGAGAACAACAGATGATTTAACTGAAGGTAGTACCAATAAATATGCTACCGCTGCAACAGTTCGTCCTTTCTTCTCAAGTGGTACTGGGATTTCTTATACATCAGGGACTGGTGTAATTGCACTTAATGCGACATTAGATAATTTAAGTAATGTAAATGAAACAGGTAAAACATCAGGTCAATTCCTAAAGTATGATGGTACTAATTGGATTCCTGCAACAGTTTCAGTAACCGGTGCAAATTTCACATGGCCAACTGTTGCATTATCTACAGGAACAACAGCAGGTGCGGTAGGTAATTACTATTATACAGCTTCAAATCTTCAAGGTAGTGCTTATACAGTTACACCTCCAAGTCCTGGCAATAATGGTGACGTGTTATATATCCAAAATCTTGGTGGAAATACTATTAATTTCGGAACAACTGCATATTACTTTAATGGTGCTTATAGTGGAACAGGCCAAACCTTTACTTCAACTGAAAATGATGTCTTTGTCTTTACCAGATTTGGAACAGGTAATGTATGGTTTATCTCCAAACAAACATCGCAACCTCGTATTAGTGCAGGAACAGGTTTAAGTTTAAATTCAACCACTGGCGTTTTAACTAATTCAATAACTCAATATACTGACGAACTTGCACAAGATGCAATTAATACATTATTGACAAATGGCACTCAAACAGGTATTTCATATTCATACAATGATCTTAGTAATTCTTTAAGTTCAACAGTATCTTTAGCAGGTTTCTCAACAACAGACCTTTCTGAAGGTACTAACCTTTATTATACACAAGAAAGAGTTGAAGATGCAATCAATACCTTATTGACCAGTGGAACCAGAACAGGTATTACTTATACTTACACAGATAATGGAACTGGTGCTGGAAGTTTAGATAGTGTTGTTTCATTATCTGGATTTAGTATTGATGCACTTTCTGATGTAGATACAACTTCAACTGCTCCTACCGATGGTCAAAGTTTAGTTTGGAATAATTCTTCTTCAAAATGGGTTCCTGGCACTGTTTCAGGTGGTGGTGGATCCGGTGTAACATTTGCGTCAGGGAATAGAAGTATTAGCACTAACACAAGTGCTGCTGGTACAAACTCTGAAGAATATTACATTGCAACAGCTTCATTGACTGTAACCTTACCTGCACCTTCATCTTCTAATGTCAATAACAAAATTATTGTAAAGTCATATACTAATTCAGCAGTTACTATTGCTTCAGCTAGTGGAAGTCAAATTCTTTATGATTCAACTTCATTAAGTGCCAATGTCGTTCATCCGGCTTCTACACCTGGTTTCTCAACAACTTTTATTTGTCAACAGATCGGTGCATCAAGTTGGGCATGGATAGTTGTATAATTTAACTCCATGTTATCTGGTTTAATCCAGATTTAATTCAAAATCGATTTATAATTATTCATATTAAAACGTAATTTAAATTCAATATACGTATTCTGGTGATATATAATAGATAAATAGACATCAAACATGGAGTTAAAAATGCCTGAGACAAGTATAGTTTTAAGTTCAGCTTCACTTCTCACATTATTCGGTTTTTGGATGAAGATGCAAGGCCAAGCCAAAGAAATGGGTGCCAAAGAAGCACTAATTGAAAAAAGATTATCAGATTTGGAAAAAGATATTATAAAATCAAATAAAGACATTGATGAAATTAAAAATTCATTACATTCAATAGATATGAAAATAGTTAAAATTTTAACAAAACTGGAGAATGGAAAATGACAGTCAGAAAACCATGGCGAACTAATCAAGTTACAACTAATAACACGACCTTTGCAGGTGTTCTTTTACGTTTAAATGATTTAGGTGTCATTCCAACTTTAACAGATGGTTCATTATTGACCGGTATTACAGCTGCAAAATTGGTTGGTAAAAATTATACTTATGTTACCAATAACACTACAGATATTAATGCTGAACTAGATTACTTTTATTATATTCCTCAGGCTAATACTAAAGGGTCTTTAGGCGGTAATACAGTGAATATCAATGTTCCTTATAATTTTGATAAAATAACTTCAGGATCTAAATTTGGATTTGAATATATTCCAACTGCCGGAGCTCAAAATGGAGGACAATACACTTTAACTACACCTACTGATGCTGTAATTACTGCTGCAGGTTGGTCAAGTTTTACATTGGTCATTGATGATGCAACTTATACTAATGGACAGGTGTATACTTCAAAACAAGGTGCGAATCCAAGTCGTCAGTTATATGCTTATGTTAATGGTACAAATCTTTTTTGGATATCGGCAGATTTTTCAGTGAATTCCTTAAGAGAACAACTTTTAAATTTTAATATCAATGATAGAAATCGAATTGCAACTAATCGTCATTATGTATTAGCTGGAACTAAAGATATAGGTGCAACTTTTGCAACACCTAAAGCTGTTGGAGCAATGACAGGAACTGCAACTGGTACTTTTGCAACGCAAGGTAATGTAGAAAATACATTATCAGGTTGGGCACATCATAAATCTGGTTTGAATATGCAGAATTGGGCTGGCGGTGGTGTTGCACCAAATTTAAATATTTATTGGTCAGGTGCACCTGAAGATTATAACCCTAATCAAATTCAAGGATATCGTCAATGGTTATATTTTATGGGACATAATTCTTCACTCTCAGCATCATATCCAAGTGGACCTACCTATCTTATGCCAGCAGTTGCTGAAATCCCTGAGGGTGTTTTCTTTTGCATACTGCAATTAGGTAATTATGGTGTAAGTGGTGGTACTACCTTATCATTCGGTAATATTGGTCGTAATTCCACTAATACCTTCAGATGGTCAACGACCGGTACTCAACCTACTACAATCAATTGCGCCGTCACAACATCAGGTACTTGCACAACTTTATTTACTGATGGTAGTGCTTGGTTTGCCTTTAGAATAGAAAATAATTAAGGATTTAAAAATGACAGTACGTTTTACAGAAAATAAAGTTAATATTGAGGGCGACTCAAATAAAGCAGGTAGTTTAGTTCAATTAACATCAGCCAATGGACGTAATGCTTTCCCGGCATTAGATGCCACTAATGTGAGAAATATTCCAGGTACCGGTACAGTAGGAACAGTAACTCAAAGATTTGATAGTTATGAACCCGTGACTGTTAATATTACAGGTACTACAGTAAATACAGCAGTAACAATTCAACCAGGTAAAATTTATATTATTGACCATCGAGGTACTAGTGGTGTACCTCCTAGTTTTGGTTCACAAAGTGTTTCTTTCACTATTAATGAAGCGGCTTTTAATCAAGGGGATAGATTTGCAATTTTAATGAATAGAGTAAATGGAACTAATGGCAACCCGCTAAGTTTTGGTATTAGCGTAACGACAGGAAGTTCTGGTACAGCCTCTCGTGTGTGTGCTAATGGGATTTGTTATAGTAATGCCACAACACCTGCTGATACTACTATGGGAACAGTTATTTCAGGTACATTATCATATCAAGCAAGTGGTGGTACAGCTGTTGGCACATTAAGACAGGGTGATTGTTTTGAATTTATTCGTTATAATGATGGTATTCGCACAGGATTTTTTGAAAAAAGTCATTTTGCCTTTTTTGAAACAGCTGGTGGCACAACAGTGGCAGGTAATTGGGCTAATTTTGATAATGTGATTGGGACCAATGCTGCATCCGGAACAGGTATTCGTTATACATTAGTATATGATGGAACTGACTGGAGATGGAGAACAACTGGTCAAGACACAACTGCAGTTAATTTTGCTAATGGTACTACAAATACATTAGCCTTACCTACGAATCATCAGTATATGGACCAATTAATATTTTTATGCACAGTTGCGACAGCTCCTTGGTCAACTGGTTATACTTTGAATTTAACTAATTTTTCCTCATTAGCTCGTGACCAAATTCATATGAAACCTTTGGTTTTTGTGTTAGGAGGTTCTACAGCTCAAAACGTTCAAAATTCATCAGCAACCTGGCCAGGATATATTGTTAGATTTACTGACACAACTGCTGATGTTACAATTCAACAAATATTTAATACTGCTGAAAATTCAACATCACCCTTTACCCAACAAAATGCCATTGGAATCGAAGATAGTAGTTATGGTTCGGGAACTGCACATCATAATGCTAATGCTGGAATTGTGATTGCTTATGATTGGGATAATAAACGTTGGTATCGTATTAGAAAATTAATAAGATTTGCATAAAGGAAACATGAAAAAATGACAACAGCTCTTTTTAAAAATACAGCGGAAAGCGGTTTTAGTACAGCCGGCGCTTTAATAGTAACAGATGAAAATGGAAAATTACCTCCAATTGATGGTAGTAATTTATTAAATGTAACAGTGAATAGTGTGACTAATACTCCAGCCTCCTTAACACATCAAGGTGCCTTTGGGACAGTCGTCACAGTTAATATGGCTCGAAATTCAATTTATGCAGTTTCATCATCAGGACCTAATTTTACCATTACCTCAGCCTTAAGAACTTCATATCAAAACGGTGATTTAATTTATATTCACATGCATTCAGGAACTTGGTGTTCATTAGTAAATTCAGACACTGCAGGTGGAACTAAACTCTTTGTAAAAGGTGTGGAAACAACAAACTGGAGATTTAATACAGCTCGAGGCATCATTAAATTAAGATTAACGACACATACTGATGGTAATTTATACATTCATACAGCTGATGATATGGCAATTTTGGAAGATTTTAAAGATGTGACAGGGACAAATAGTAGTATACCAGTCGGTTCAGTTTTAAGATATAATCCTTCAACACAAAAATGGTCTCCAAAACAAGCCTGGTTGCCAAAAACAATTGTGGTTACTAATGACAATGCCCATCTTTATATTACTGGTTTAAGTAATACTGGTAGTGGTTTCTTACCTACAGTTAATATGCGAGGTAGTAGTACACAAACCATAGGAAATCCTATTTATGGTTCAGGTTGGGATAATTTATTAGACAATGAATATGATTCTTATGTAGTTATTTGGAAAGCAACTTCAATATCAATAAGTGGTACTACTTTAAATCTAAATGCTTTTAAAATATTTTTACCTTCAATTGCTGATGGTTGGGTTGGTAAAAAAATTACAGTATTGGTTGATGCAATTCATGCTGCAAATTCGCCAGTTTTTGCTACAGTTTTAGCATCTGATGCTGTTGGTAATGTTGATGTTATGGACGGTCGAGATAATAATAATACAGTTTTTATTTCCAATAGAAGTATTGCAGGTCCTCGTGCTTCAATTAGTTTACATTCAGCCAATAATTTAACTCCGAATGGGGTAGTTTTAATAGCAGCAGATACAACAGTGATAGCTGCTACAGCAAAACCAGGTGCTGATGCCGCAAGTTATCCTACTGTTTGGTTCAGAGTTCCATTTTAATTTAATCAAAAATCAATAATTTAATATTTGTTGATATAATTATCAATATTACTATTTAGACATCAAACTGAAAAGAGGACATATGAGTTTTCGTTATAATGAGAACGATTTACAGATAGCCAACGGTTTATTACAGTTAGATGAAAATGCTTTGATTCCATCAAATAAACTTCCAGTCACATTATCATATACAGATAAACAATTAGTATATTTTGGGGAAATTCAAACTTTATCTTCATCACAACCATGGAAACCTTTACGTAATATCTATATCAACGAGGTATCTTTTGAATTACAAAATACTCCAACCGGTTCAGGACAAACAGTATTTAAGTTAATTCGAAACAATGATTTAAATGACACACTATTCACTGCAACATTTAATCCTGGTGATTTAGTTAAGAATTTTGATGCCAATATTGCAGTTGATGCATATGATAAAGTGAGTTTGGCAATCACAGAGACAACAACAGGATTTCATGGGTCAGATTTAACAGTTAGCATTTATTTTGGTGTTAGCGCAGATTAATTAATAACATAAAAGAAAGAAGGTAAAAACAATGGCAATAGTAAAAGAACTGAAGGTTTTTCGTAATGACACTGAAGGATGTTATGAAATAAATGATACACAAACTTTATTGTGTTTCGAACCAAATTCAGATACTCTCTGGATGAATGGTAAGCCTTATGACTATGATACACTTAATCCCGTTTATGCACGTGAAAATACTGCATTACAATCTCATAATTTAATGCGTTTTCATGCATTGACACAAAATCAATTATTATCATCTTATCCTGTTGCATATACAGCATTGGATCAAGGTGTTGCTGAAACCAATTTAAGAACATATCATTATCAGGCTTTTAATTCTCGAAGATTCAATTTAGATAAAGGTTCACAAAGTGGTAATATTATTTCCTTTACTTCAGCACAAGGTGTCAAACATCATCTAATTTGGTATCCTGTTTATACTGGTGGTCTTCGTTCCGTATATTCACAATATAATACACACACCTGTCGTTATATTTTAATTGAAGGTGATAATTGGCAAAGTCCTGCAGCTATAACAACAGGTGCTTTTACAGGAACAGTAACAGGCGCTTTAACATATCAAAATGCAGTAGCACAAATTTGGCCAATTGCGGTTGACCCAGTCAATAAATTTATTTATTGTGCGCAATCTGTTGCACAAAACTCAACGAATTATAGTTCATATTATACATATGCATTCACTAGAGCAAATGCAATTGTGAAATGTCCATTTACCACACGTCAAGATGTGGGTGGTGCATTAGCAATAAGTTCAGCATCAGGAAATGTAATTGGTAATAGTTTTACATATACCCAACAAGATTTTGATACAAATCCAATTTTTTATTGTGGCTTGAATAATGATAATTCTCCTATGTTTTTGACTCAAGTTGAAAATGATACAGTAGGCACAGTAGGTTCTACCGGTATCAATTCAGGTAATTATACTGGATATGCTGCAAATAAAACACAATGGTCTGCTGTTCGAACCAATACTTCACCTAAAATCTATTGGGATAGATTAAGTGCAGGAACTCAAACCAATGCGGCTTCGCAAAATGTTTCTGCAAATAATTGGGGTGGGGCTGGCGCTTCAAAACCTATGTATCGTTTTGCTCCATCAAAATTTGAATCTTCAACTGCGGCTGGCGAGAGTAATATTAAATATTCCTATAGCTTATGTTATAATACAACAGGAAATGTGCCGGGTTTAATTTATTATAAATGGGATAGAGGAACACCTGCAAATTCAACCTCAGGTTTAATGACAATTGATTGGGCTGGTCAAACTACAACTGATATGATTGCACATCCTTTTGCATCATCAGAGGTAAATGGGACACGTACAATTTATCCTGAATTAAGTTGCGCAAATGTCTTTTTAACAAAACATGGTAGTCGTTATTTTATTAATGTATTACACACACATGCTTATTCAGGTAATATGGTCTTAAGACCTGCAAATTCCAAGAGACTAACTAGTTTTGAAGTTGATACATCCACTTGGACGTCCTGCACTTGGGTTGCATCAATTTCAGTACCAGCTTATTCATTTATGACATTAGATGATAATGCTACCAAGATTGCAGTAATTCGTGATGGTGGTGTGGATATTTATTCTTCAAATAATGGTGTTTGGACAGTTACAGCTACTGAACCTGGAGCAATTACATGCGTAGGTCGTGATCAATCTAATCGTTTATGGGCAATTGACCAAATCGTAAATGCATTTAGTGAACTTACTTCAACTAATGATTATAATGCTGGGATTGCACAAACTGAAATCAAACCTAAAATTCGTTTAATTAGTGAAAGTTTACCAAATCGTGTTAGTATTGTACTCAATGATAGAAATCTAACATATTCAGGTTCGAACATTTCTACTTCTGCAGCAGTCAATGCCTATAATACCTCAGGATCCAGAATTGAGACAACAGTTTATTTGAAATTGAGTGGTGTGAATGCAGTCTTTACAGCAAATGGTTCGACTGAATTATCTGTTACTACTTCCTCAAGTGCCGATTTAACAGTCCCAATCACAGTCACTGGTAGTGGATATATCCAAATTGCTGGTAGCTTTGCTCTATAAGGAGAATAAACATGGCAGCGAATGGTTTTATAAATTATCTTTCCAAATCAGATAGTATTATAGTTTATTTTGAGCAGAAATCACAATCAGACAGATTTTTTCCTCATGAAGATGCTATCTATGTTGGGAAAGATATTACGGCAGCGACAGGAAAACAAAATATTGCATTTAATGAAATAAATGTGCAACCTGAAACAATGGTTTTAAAACAAATTACTCAACATTATATTAATGGTTTTGATCAAATCAATGTGTTGGATAGCGGTTCAAATTTCCAATTGGAAGTTTATTTAAATGAACAAAATCCGAATCAAAAGTTTGCTCGTATTGTACAAACTACATTTAATCCTAATGTACATTGGTCATAAATTCATTTAGAGATATCCAGTTTAATCTGGATTTAATGGAAACAATAAAGTTATATAAATTATAATAAAATCAAAAAAAATAAAACAGAATGCATTCTGCGATTATAATTAAAAACAATTAGACATCAAACTATCAGCTTCATGGCCTCGAATTGTTACGGTATGGCAAACGCTGAAGTAAAGGATTATAAAATGGCAAGAACCCGAAAACCCAAAATAGAAGAAACAACTATGGTTGAACCTATGGTTGATATTCAAAAACAATCAACAGATGCACCATTAGAAGATTTGGAAAAAATGGTTGCAAATAATTATAATTATGACTGGTCATCAAATATGCAGTTTGATAATGATTATGGTAAGAATGCATCATTTTTTGAGTACGGAAATCAATCAACTCGACGATTTTCTTATGATGCATTACGTAATATAGCAAGTCATCCAATAATTGCTGCTATTATTCAGACTCGTACGAATCAAATTGCGGAATTTGCAACTGAAACATATGATGACAATATTGGTTTTGAAATTCAATTAAAGGATAAACATAGAGCACCTACAGAAGAAGAACATAAACAAATGTTACAATTACGTGAGTTTATGAAAAATTGTGGTAGTCAACCAATTGATTTTGAATTAACTTTTGAAAGTTTTTTAAGACAAATAATTCGTGATAGTTTGATATATGATCAATGTAATTTTGAAGTAATAAGAAATAAAAAAGGTGAAATTGTAGCCTTTGCTCCTGTTGATGCTTCTACAATTAGAAGATCTGCAATGACAAAACAAGAACAATTAAAAGGTCGTAGAGATCCTGATAGTATTCATTACATTCAAGTTTTGAACAATAAGATTGTATCAGAATATAAGGCTAAGGATTTAGCTTTTGGTGTTAGAAGACCAAGAACATCAATTGATTTAAATGGATATGGTTTTCCAGAATTAGAAGAAGCCTATCAAACATTACAAAATTTATTTAATGCAGAAACATTTAATTCAGCAAACTTTACAAATGGTATTAGTGCAGCAGGTCTTGTAGCAGTTAAATCAAAAATGAATGCAAAGATTTTCCGTGCCTTTAGACGTGAATTTTATCAAATGTTAAGTGGTGTGAATAATGCAAAAAGAACACCTTTGATTCAGTTAGATCCTGAAGCTAATGAAAATATTGAAGCTATCAATTTAGGTAAAACAAATTCTGAAATGGAATATCAAGATTGGGTAAATTATTTAATGAAAATAGTTTGTGCAATATTTCAGATTGATCCAGCAGAAATAGGTTTTGTATTTGGTAGTGAAAGTCAATCAAGTTCAGTATTTGGAACAGATCCTGCACAAAGAGTTTTAATGGGACGTGAAAAAGGATTAAGACCATTAGTTAGAAGTATTGAAGGTTGGTTAAATAAATGGATTATTAATGAAATTAATCCTGCTTTCGAAATTAAATTTATTGGTTTAGATAGTTTATCAACTAAAGAAAAGATGATGATTAAAGATAGTCAAATAAAATATATGACAATAAATGAATTAAGATCTTTAGATGATTTAGCTCCATTAGAATTTGGTGATGCATTATATGACCAAGTTAAAGGATTATCTATTGTACCTGTATTGCCAAATGTAGAAAATACAACTCAAAAAAAAATAGAACCTATTGAAGAAGAAAAAACATTATGGAAATCTAAAACATATATTGCTCCTGATTATATTGCAGATGAGGCAAAAAGAGCTTTAGATGCAAAAGAAAAATATCCAGAAAAAGCAGGTTTATGTGGGACACAAGTTGGTTGGACAAGAGCACGTCAATTAGCAAATAAAGAACCAATTAGTTTAGAAACGGTTAAAAGAATGTATTCATTTTTAAGTCGTCATGAAGGAAATGAAGAAGTACCTGAAGGTAAAGAATGGTATGAAGATTGTGGTGCAGTAATGATTGCAGCATGGGGGGGTTTGAAAGCTAAAGATTGGTGCGAAAGAATTTTAGAAGAAGACGATAAGGAGAATAATTAAATGAGTTTTGTCGAATTATTAAAAAAGAGTAGAGAAGCTGCTGCTCAACATATTAAAGATATTGCTGTACAAATTATTCAAAATCCTTCAGTCGAATATAAATTAGATATAATTGAAAAAGAATTCGAATTAGAAAAAAGAAAAGTAGATCATGATAAAGATGGTCAAAGTCATCCTGCTTCTTATTTTACAGGTTTAGATGAAAAAACTAAACTTGAAAGAGAAAAAGAAATAGAAAGAAGACAGGAAGAAGGAATTAAAGCTCCAGAATTATATGAAGATTTACCTGGTGATGAAGATTCAAAAACAAAACCTTCAAAATATACCAAGCATCCAAAAGTAGATGAAATCAGAGAAGAAATTAAAGATAGTTCTAAAGAAGAATTTATTCGTGCATCATCTAAAGTAAGTGGAGTATCTAAAGAAATAATTGAAGAAGTTTACGATAAGGGATTAAAAGCATGGGCAACATCGGGTCATCGTCCAGGAGCAGGACCTCAACAGTGGGCAATTGCAAGAGTATATGCATTTTTATTCTTTCCAGATAGTGGTGCAAGAAGAGCAGATCAACATTTGTGGGATAAACATTTAGAAAATAAAAAAACAATCATTAATGAAAATATAATTAATGATAATAATGATACAGAAGATATACCAGAAGCATCAGGAATGATTGAAGTTAAAAAAACATATAATACTATAAAACAACAATTAGTTAAAAACCTGAAGCACGGTTTAAAGCAAACAAAATCAAAATATCATACACCTAAACTTGCAAAACATGCACTAAAACTATTAAATAATAATAAACTATATTTATCTGATTTTGAATTATGTTTTAGTCGTTTACAACATCAACAAGATGAAAAAAGATTAGATTATCATTTGTTAGGTGGTGATGCAATGTTACAGTTACAAAAACACATTAAAGATGGTCAAAAATTAAACGATGCATTAGAAATGCAATATGAAGGAAAACAAAATGAAAAATAATCAATTTTTTAGTAAATATTATCATATTGGTAATGATTTTATTAAATCTGCAGATAAAGAAAATGGTCGTATCTATGTTGAAGGAATTATCTCCACTGAAAATGAAGACGCCCAAGGCGAAAAGATGATTCAGTCCGGGATGGATTTTTCATATTTTAAGAAAAGAGGCTATATCAATTTTGAACATGCTCAAGGTGCTATTAATATGTTAGGGGCTCCAACAGAATTAAAATCCATGAAATATAAAGGCGTTCCTGCTACTTTTATGAAAGGATATTTATTTGCTGATAATCCTAAAGTTCAAGAAATTATGACTTCTATCAATGCTATGAAAGCCGCAGATTGCGATAGAGGTTTAGGTTTTTCAGTTGAAGGTGCTGTTATCGAGAGAGATAAAAATAATCCTAATATTATTACTAAATCAAAAATATTAAATGTTTCCCTTGTTGCTTCTCCAGCTAATCCTGACGCAACTTTGGAGTTGTGCAAATCAATTTATGCAAAATTAAAGAAAGAGGAAGAAATGATTGAAGACGAAAGTATGAGTGAAGATAGTATGAATGAAGGCAGTGTAGAAGAAATGTCTTTTGATGATCTATCTGAAGTTGAAGAAGATAGTGATGGTAAAATGACTATTCAAAATCTTTTGATTTTAAAGGAATATACTGACGAATTATTGATGATGATTAAACCTGAAGATGATTTACCTGAATGGGTACAACAACATATTACATTAGCCAGTGATTATGTCCATTCATCTGCTCATTATTTAAAAAATCAAAAACAAATGATGTCAATGCAACAAAAATTAAATGAATTAAATGAAATTGCTGCAGGTTATATGTCTAAAGGTAAATATGAAGATAAAGTTATATTAGCTTCAGAACAATTAGCGATTCAAACACAAAGTATTGAAGATGCAGTTTTAATTCATGACACACCTATAGGTGAAAAGATTGAACAAGAAATGCATGGTATTGTAACCGAAGATGAAGCAAAACAAATTATTGCAACGATTATTAGAATGTATCCAGGAAAATCTATTGAAGAATATAAAGCAATATTCAGTCAATTAGTAATTGAAATGATGCAAAAAATTCGTGGTGATGAATAAAAAAGATACATTATTTCTAAAAATGAAATATTTTAATAAAAGAATAAAAAAAATTTTAATAAGTCATAAAAAAATTAAAAATCCGGATATAATTAAAAAATATTCGAATTATGTTCTTTAAAAAAGTATTTAATTTTCGAAACGAACATTATATATAATAAAATAAATTTAACATAAAAAAGGACAAACAATGTTAGAGCAAGAGAAACTTGAGAAAATGATCCAAGACATTCAGTCTCAACTCGATACCGAGAAGAAGACTGCTGAGATCATTGCTGAAAATGCCGACACTGTTGTAAAGTCTCATAATGAAAAATTTGATGCTATTGAGAAGAGCTTAAATACACTTCTCGATAAAATTGAATTGTTATCTTCTAAAATAGAAGGTATTAAGATCAATGAGATTGTAGACGGTGTTGAGAAGTCAATCAATGAGAAACTTGATGCAGCTAAAATAGAATTGGATGATAAGGTTCAATCTTTGGCTAAATCTGCACAATCTCAAAAAGAAGAAATTGAAAATCTTCAAAAAACTGTTGAAGTAATTTCAGATGAACCAGTTCGTAAATCTGTAGTTACAGCAATTGAACCTGTTGTTGAAGTTAAAGAAGAAAAGAAGATGACCTTTGGTGATTTAATTCAAAAGGCTTCTGCTGAACTTAAAACTACAACCAATAGTGCTCGTCAAAACGAATTATTCAAGGCCATCTGCTCACTTGAGAGCGGTATCATTCCCCAAAACTTCAAAATTTAAAAAACAATAAGGAAATAATATTATGTTTCAACAAAATGAAATGGTTGATGTCAACCAATTAGTTGCTCTTAATGACCAACTTCGCAAAAATGCCGATGCTATCAAGAAATCTGCAGTCGGTTATCAATCTTTCTCTGCTGGTGATGGTTCTTTAAGTCCTATCGTCCCACAATCTATTGAACAAACTTTAGCAAATGCTTCTTTCGCTATGAAAGATATTGTTATGTGGAATCTTATTCCTAAGATTTCTGTAACCAATACCTATCACGAATATGCAGTTATTAATGAACACGGTCAAGATTTAGATCCATTCATTTCTGAAGGTGGTGGTGCTGCTTCTGATTTTGGTACAACCAATGCTCAATACGAAAGAAAATTTGTTAAAATCAAGTATATGGCTGAAAGACGTTCTATCTCTGATGTTGGTACTTTAGTTGGTATTCTTGGTAGCAATCCTAATGGTCTTGCTGAAGAAACTGAACGTGGTACCATGTCTCTTCTCCGTAAAGTTGAAAATCAACTTTTCCACGGTTCAGAATTGATTAATCCACAAGGTTTTGATGGTCTTATTGAACAAATTTCTCGTGATACTTCTTCTTCTTATAGTGCTGCAGCTGGTGGTCGTACTTTAAGTGCAAATACCTCTAATTTAGCTGGTGATATTTTAACACCTGGTTATTTACATAATGTTCTTGGTGAATTAGCTGGTCTTGAAAGATTTGGTAAGTCTGATTTCATCATGGTTGATCCTAAAGTTTATGCTTCTTTAATTAAAGCAAGTAACAATGCAGGTCGTCATGATAGCATGATGCTTGTAAATCTTTTGGATCAAGGCGTTCAAACTTTTGGTGCTGGTCCTAAGATTCATATTATGGGACCTTTCGGACCTGTTCCAGTTATGATGGCTCCATTCCTAAATCATCAATCTTCTCCTCCTTCAGCAAAGTCTGCTGATGGTATTACTCTTCCTGCTGCAGGTTTTGTATTAAGTGCTGTTGCTCAAGCTTCACAATTTGCTGGTGCCGGTGATCCTGCTGAAGCTGTACATAAAGGTGATTTCAAATACAAGATTGTTGCTGTAAGTGCTAAGGGTTATTCCAATGCTCTCGATTGCGGTGCTGCTGTTACTTTGGATAATAGTGTAGTTGCTCGTTTAACCATGAGTGCTGCTTGTGCTACTGCTTGTACTGCTGGTGATGTATTGTACTTCAAGATTTATCGTTCTGCTCCTGGTTTAGATGCAGATTATAAGTTAGTTGCTGAAGTTCCTGCTTCTCAATTCAAGGTTGGTAATGTATCAACCGGTGCATTTGCTAATGGTGAAACATGGGATGATTATGGTACAGTAATTCGTGATACATCTTCTGTAATTGTTGGTCAAACTGACAGTATTGAATTTGCTCGTCTTCTTGATTTCTTAAGACGTCCTGTTGCAGAACTTGGTGCTGCTAAGAACTTCTTGCTCATGCTTTTCGGTTCAGCTGTTGTTAAGACACCTAAGAAGAACTGGGTAATTAGAAATGTTGATGGTAAGATTAGTCTATAATTTATAGATAATTAAATCCATATAACTATTGATTTTAAAATAGAAAAAAGTAAAAAAAGAATAACAGATAAATTTAGTGCCAAAATAAAGGCACACTTAGACATCCTCACAGAAGCATCAGGATTACTCTTGTTGCTAACCTGTATTTGATAATATATAAACCTTAATAGTGTTAAACCTGATTAAAACCAGATGCATCTGTGAGAATGCTTAGACATCAAATATGGGACAATAAACTATGGCAACAGCAGATTTTTCTATTCGTGATATAATCACAATAGATTTTCTTAAAAATACCTCTTTAGTTGGTATTGGTCTAACTGTCGATGATGGTTCAGATTTTCCTGACGAATTATTTCAAAGTGCTATTGATGCAGCAATCAATACTGTTGAAAGTGAATTAGGAATCGTATTAGATCATCAAGATTGCACTGAAAGACAAGACGCAGCAAGTGACCAAAGACGTGCTTGGTGGGCAATGGCATTAGATCAAAAACCATTAAAAGCAATAGAGGAAATAAAAATATCATATGGACAATATCCTGAAACATCGGTCCCTTTGGCTTGGGTAAATATAACTTCTGACGCTTCTTCTCAAATTGCACTTATTCCTACATCAGAAACATTAGGTGCCTTTAACTTTAATAATTCTATACCTCTTTTAATAGATCCTATTACAAATTATGCCTATTATCGATATGTTCCTGCTTATTTTAAGCTTAAATATCAGGCAGGTTTTAATTATCGTAAAGGTACTGCTTCGATTCCAGTTGGTCAAACTGAATTAACTATTGATTTAAATGAAACTTTAATTGATACACCTAATTTTACTTTTACAATAACAGATGATGGTAGAAATGTTGTTCCTTTAACACCAACAACAGCAAGAGCTGTTTCAACAGGTATAGGTAGATCAAGTTTTGTTATTAAATTAAATCAAGCTGGTGTTGATGGACCTGTCATATTAAATTGGCAAGTACATACTGTTCCACAAGCTATAATAAAAACAATTAGTCAGGTTGCTGCTTTATTACCTTTAGATATTGCAGGTAATTTGATAGCTGGTGCTGGTATTGCAAGACAATCTATTAGTGTTGATGGTTTAAGTCAAGATATTGCAACCACTGCATCTGCAACATCTTCAGGTTTTGGTGCTACAATTATTAGTTATCAAAAACAAATTAAAGATACTATGGATGCAATGAAAAAGAAATATTCAACTGTTGGTTTTGGAACATTGGCTTAAGAGAGATAAAAAATGACACAGTTTCCAATAGATGAAAATAAAAACAAAAGAAAAACATTAGTTAGAGCAGATTTTAGACCTGAAGAAATTAGACGTTTGATTCTTCAAAAAGGTATTAATGTAGAATGGTCACAAAGTGCTCAATGCCCTTGTCACCAAAAATCAAGTCAATATGGTTTAGATCTTAGAGATGTTAGTGACATTGATGTTACACCTGGAACAAATAATCAAAGTTGTCCGGTCTGCAAAGGCAGTGGTTTAATATACCATTCAGCACAAGATATAAAGGCTATTGTAACAGAAAATAAAGGTGTAACAGATATTGCAGAATATGGTCAATATAGAAAAGATACAGCAAAGTTTAGTCTTCAATCTGAGCATTTAGTAAGTTATGGAGATAGATTAAAATTAAAGGACAGTGTTATTGTTTTTAGAGAAGTTTTAACAAAAACCGCTTCAAATACAGTAACAACAAAGTTACCTATTGTTCAAAGAACATTAGATCTTGTAGGTGGAATTAAAACTATTGGTGTTATATATTGTCATTTAGCCGATTCTAATGGTTTAGCAATCAATGGTGCAGTTAGAATTCAAGACACACATTTTACAGTTGATAATCAAGGAAGAATTGTTTGGAATGGTGATGCTAATACACCTGCAGTAGGAACTAAATATACAATTACTTATTATGTTAATCCTACATATGTAGTTATCGATCATCCTCACGTAATTAGAGATACAATCAATTTATTCAAAACAAATAATATAGAAACTCCAACGGCATTACCTGTTCAGGCTTTTGCAAAGTTGATAGTAGAATAAGGAAAAAACAATGTCAATGGATTTACATATTATTCACACAATCAAAAATTCAATTAAATATTTTAAAGAAAATCGATCGGTTTTTGATGGTTGTTTTAATCAAGTTTCATCAACAATAAGAGATAAATATTTTACCAGATTAAGTAGTTTAGAAACTGAATTACAATTGGATATTGCTTTTACTCGTAAGTCAAATAAATTTCCACTTATTTCTGTTTCTTTACATGAAGCAGATGTTGATCAAACAACATTTTTAGGAAATCAAGGTATAAACAATCAGTTAACACAATTATCAAATCAAGAATGTAAAATTAGAATTTATTCAAAATACATGGATGATATTAGAATATTACATCGTTTAATTCAGTGTGGTCTTCTTTTATTCAAAAAATCATTTTTTGATATTCAATATTTGGATTTAAGATATATTCAATCTAAAGATTTAGAACCTATTGAAATGTTAACATCAGATAATGCCTTAGTATATATTAGAGAATTGATATACATGAGTACATCTGAGATAAGTGTAAAAGAAATCATTGATGAAACAGTAGTTGACTGGACAATAATTCCTAATATAATTAGAGGAGAGTTCTCCAGAGTGAAAACGGGTTTATCTGGTAGCAATTTACCAAATATACCAAATAATTCAAATTTGCCAATTTCAGTAATGGATGAAACTCAACCTTTTATAATAAGATGGTACAACAATAATCCTGAACATGATTTATATGTTAAAGCTGAAAGTTTAAATGGTAGTTTACAATTAGTAATATTAAAAACTTTATTTAATACAACAACTTTAGTTTCTGCAGATAGATTCATATTGTCAGATGATTTTTCAAAAATAAAGTCTTTATATTCATTTATCAATATAGAGTTTTTTAATGAAAGTCCTGATAGTATTTTAGGAAATATTATAGGTTTATCACTAATTGATTTAGTGACACAAAATTTAGGTAGTATTAATGTTAATACAATCGGTATTGGTTTAGGTGGATTGAGTGCTGTAGATCCAATAGTTACACCTACTCAATTTATTCGTGTTAGACCGGGTGAGTTTTTTGATATAAAATAAAGCTCAAAATAAAACAATTTCATAATAATAATTAGATTATGGATATAATTAGAAAAATAAAACATATGGAGTTTAGAAACAAATGCCAAGTTCAATTATAAATAATGGCGGAACATTTTTTCGACCAGGTATTTATAGTTCAATAGTTATTGACAATGTCGGTAATGTTGAATTAGGTGCCAAAAATGTTGCAGTTGTTGGCGCATTCCCTGAGTTGAAGCCCAATGATGCCAAATCATACAAAGTCAAAAGAGGTTTCAGTATCAAAGATTTGGTACCTGGTGCTTCACGTTTATTAAATGATTTAGAAGAAATTTGGAAGAATACAATTCCTCCAGCTTTAGCACAAAATACCTCTTCTTCTACTTCTTTAACATATATCAATGCACAACAGAGTACACAAGCTACAAAAGGTCATTTCGTTGGTACTGCTTATCGTGATATTGGGACTGATCAACAAATCGGTATTTTCAAATCCAAAATTTGGGGTCGTAAAGGAAACCAAACAACGATCAGTATTGATAAAACTGGTTCTGCTATTGATTTTAAAGGTAGTGCTTTAGGTTTATCTCAAGTAACTCTATCTTATGATACAAGATTCAATGACATTATGACCTTAACAAATAAGTCAGGTCAAGAATTAGCAATACGTATTAAGGATAGAAAATTATCTGTATGTAAGTCTGATAGTTTATCTGGCACACCTAAAGCAGTAATTGCTGAAGTTTTATTGGAAGAATATGAAACAATAGGTTCTCTATTTGATGCTTTAATCGCAACAGGTTTATTTGGTACAGGTTTAGAAACTGATGGAACAGCTTCACAAGCTAAATTCTTTGGTTTATTACCTAAAGAATTAGATGAATTAAGAGGTTCTATCAATTTAGCAACTGATGATAAATATGATGATGCACAAAGCGAATTAAATGATTTAGGTGTAGTAGATGCAGATTTGGATAATTTCTCGAGAATTGAAAATAATGGAACTATTACTTTAACTGCATGTACACAAGGTATTATTGATTTAATTAATGTTCAAGGCGCAGATGTATTGCCTTATGAATATTTAATCATTAACGAAAATAGAAGAGTTCCTGTTGCAAATCAAATTGAATTAACAAATTCAATATTTGCAGGTGGTGAAGATGGTGATGTTCCAGATGTTGCTGATTATACATTAGCATTATCTTCAGCAGTTGACAAAGATATTTTAATTATTACTTGTTTGACAACAGATGTCAATGTTCATATTGCTCTTAAAGATCATATTGATGAATGTATTACTAATTCAAGATTTAGAAATGCATGGGTAGGTGCTCAAGATAGTTCAACCTTAAATACAATCAGTGGATTATATGTTAATTTATTGAATTCACCTTATATGTCAGTTGTTGGTCAAAATATTGAATTATCAAAAAATAGAGTTGTAAGTCCTGCATTTTTAGCATTCTTTATGGCTTGTATGCAAGGAGCTTTACCTGTAGCAGAACCTTTAACTCGTAAAATACCTAATATTATTGATACATCTGAAATTTGGAATAGAGATGAAAAAGATGATATTGAAGATGCTATTCGTAAAGGTATTGTAGTTATTCATAAGGATATCAATGATGATTTCCGTATTGCAAGAAGTATCACAACTTGGAAGAAAGATAATCTTTCAGTAAATTGTGAAGTAAATGCTCGTGAAAGTGCTAGTTATTGTGTTTTAGACTTACAAAAATTCTTGTTAAGTCAAATCGGTTCAAAGATTTTAGTATCTTCTAAGGGTAAAATCGAAAGTTTAACAAATTCACGTTTAATTGCTCAAAGAGATTTAGGATTCATTAAAGATTTTAGAAATGTAAAGGTAACTGTTGTTGCTGATACTGCTCAAATTGAATTTGATCTTGCTGTTGTTGAGCCTTTAAACTTCATTAAAATCACCGCCAATGTGCGTCAGTTCTAAGGAGTAATGTAAAATGGCAAATGTAATTACTGGCGCTAAAGCCAAAATCACAATTGATGGTACAGTTGTAGGTTATGCAACTGGTATTTCCATCAGTGAAAATACCTTAAATGGTAGAGTTGAAAGTTTAGGTTATATTGATAGTCGTGAAATTGTACCTATCAGTCGTAATGTTCAAGTTATGTGCACAATGATTAGAATATTTAATGCATATACTGGTGTTGATCAAAATGGTGGTGTTTTATCTACCAATGATACTGATGATAATGGTTTTGTAAATACAGCAAGAGTTGTTAATGAAACCATTGAAAATAGAACAAGAACAGTTTTAAATAAACGTAAATTCAATATTGAAATTATTGATAGTTCTTTAGGTGAAAATGATCAAAACATTATATACACTGTTGTTGGTTGCAAAATCGCATCACAAAATATTGTTGTTGATAGAGCTTCATTGATGGGAACTCAAGTAATGATGGATGCTGAATATCTAGTTCGTCATCAATCAACTGTTCAATAATTTATTTTATACTTTTTTTAATTTATCCACTTTTATTTTTTAAAAAATGGCACCTTTTTTTGGTGCTTTTTTTTTATCTCAAATATTTTTAAAAATTTATTCATATCGATATAATTAGCTTTATATAATATAAAAAATATGGAGTTTTTTATGGATTTAGTAGCATTAAAGCAAGAATTAGAATCAAAATCAAATAAAGCAAATACAAAAAAAGAAGAAGAAAAAGAAATTTCTTTTCTTGAAAAAATTAAAAAAGAAGAAGAAAATTTTGAAATAAAAAGCTCAATTGAAGCTAAAAAGAAAGAAGAACCAAAATTTACACCTCGAGTTGTTATATTTGACATCGAATATGAGTTACAAGGAGAAAAGAAATCCTGCAAATTGACATCAAAAATTATGGATGCATCATCCCGTCAGAAATATGATAGATTATTAGCAACTTTAAGTGCAGGTTTGACTTTTGAACATTTACCTATTGAAACACAAAATAGATATGTATCATTAGCAAGAATTATGGCACAAACAATCGATACACCTGATTGGGTATTAGAAGCATGTGCTGAAGATTTAGAGTTTGCATATGGTTTAACAATGAGGCTTGTAGAACATGAGGTCCGCTTTTTTCGAAACAATTCCACAGATGGTGAAAATACAGAGAAACGACCCCGTTTTTCGATTGACACAACCGCATTTAAGAACTAAAGGATTACCAGTAGAAGATTTAGAAAATATTAACTGTTGGGAAAATCTTTATTTTTCTTTACTGTGCTTAGATGATGATCAATTTGATATAATCTTCGAAAGTAAGAAAAAGAAAATTGTTAAAGTTGAAGATATTGCAAATAACATTGAACAACTTGAAAAAGGTCAAACTATCGATACTGGTGATAAATACCTCAACGAGATTGAAAAAGCTTTAGCAAAAGGTGACATGTCTTCAGTTGATACACTACTCAAGAATATGAAATAATTCATCTATAGATATCCCGTTTGATCCAGTTTTAATTGCAACCTAATTTAATATAATTTATATTACTTCAAAAAATATTGATCACCTGATTAAACAGGTTGATTAGACATCAAAATAAAAATAGGAAATAGATATGGCTCCTCCTTCACTAAATCCTCCATCAGTAGGACAACAAACTCCATTAAGTAATGCGGGTAGTCCATTTGGACAATCACAACAAACAAATCCTTTTATGGGAAGTGGTCCAGCTGGTGCAGGTTCAAATAATGCAAGTAACTCACCATTTGCTGCAGCGGGTTTTAAAAATCCATTTTCAAATGAACAAGGAAGTGGTGGTAATCCTTTTGGTGGTGGCACAGCAGGTGGTGGTGTTAAAGGTTTAATTGAAAGTAATAACAAACTTATTCAGGCTATCAATAAACTAACAAGTATTTTCGAAAAAGTTTCACAAAAATTAGGTCAAGGTGGTATGGGTGGCGCAATGGGTGGTATAGGTGCATTAGGTGCAGGTGGAATGGCTGGTGGTCTTGGAGGCATGGATCCTTTGCAAGCTGCACAAATGCGAAAATTGGCAGCAGGTTCCGGAAGTTCTTTACCAAATGGAAATCCATTCTTTCGAAATACTGGTGGTACTTTACAAGATGCTGCTAATGGATTTTCGCCTTACGGAGGTTTAACAGGTTCAGGTGGTATTGCAAATGAAGTTTATCAACAAAATGATCCTTTTAGACAAAATTTTGTTGCTTCACATCAAATGAATCAACAAGCAGTAGGCAATTATCGTACAATGGGTGCGCAAGGACAAACATTAGAACAATTTCAAAATACATTAAATAATGAAACTGTATTCGACCCATATGGGAATGGTGGTGGCATGAATGGTGCTCAAATGCAACAAAGATATGAAGCATTTCAGCAAGGACAAGCAGATTATGCACGACAACAAGCATTAGAAAATAGAAGTATATTTCAAAAGGCAACTGATGCAACTTTTGGTAATACTCGTGTTAGAAATGTTGCCAATTTTGTAGGTAATACAGGTGCAAATGCCTTTAATTTTGGTGCTAATATTGGTTCTACTGGCACAATGCAAGGTATGTTATCACAAATTCCTTATATTGGTGGTTTATTATCAATACCTTATGCAACATTGGAAAATCGTATCAATCAATTCGCCCCAGCAGAATCCACTGCAAGATTGGTTGCACAACAAGGCGGTTTAGGTCAAGGTGGTAACTATTTTGCAACACATGCAGCAATGTTTGATAGATTTAAATTATTAGGCTTAGATCCAAATGCTGCATTACAAGAAGCATTATCATTTCAGGAAAGTTCAGGTGTAATGACAGGTATGGACCCAATGAATGTAATGGGTAGTCGATTATCTGCATTTGTGGGTGCTGGTTTTACAGGTCAAACTGTGGGTTCTTTTCAAAGACTGAATCGTAAAGATAGAATGTTAAGTTTTGACCCTTCTAAAGTATTTAATTATGGTTTGAGTTTAGGTTTAGGTGATCAAGGACAAATGGAATTATTAGGTGCATTTGAAGGTATTCAACAAATGATACCAGGTATGGGATATCGAGGTAATGCATCAAGAGTTTTAGGACAAATTGCAAATAATACAAATAATGGATTTATTGGAACACAAGGCGTTTTGCAAGCACAAAGACAAATTCAAGGAACTGCAGAAGCTGGTCGTGGTTTAAAGGGTATTTTTGGTGGTTTATTAGAAACAATGACAATGGCTGATATGTTAGTTCAATCAGGTGGTGATATTTCTAAAGCTATTAGAAATTTTGAGAGTGGTTATGCAACAGATCCATCAGCACTAAAAGGAGCTTTGACAAAAAGATTTGGTAAAACAGTAACTGAAATGGGTTATTTAGCAGGTATGACTTCAGCGGATTATGATAATATTGGACAAGGACAATTTGCTCAAGGAACATTACCTGGTGCCGATTTAGGTGATATTGTACTATCTAAAAAATTGGTAGGTCAACAAATTGATCGAGGTAATGATTTATATAAAAATAGATTAAATCCAGCTAATAAATTGTTGGATTTAAATGCAAAATTGGAACAAACAATTATTGATGGTGTTTCAGTTAGAGTATTAAACAATGTTGGTAAGCCATTAACTGATTTAGCTAAAGATATGCAAAACATGGCTACAAATTTATCAAAAATTGTAGGATATATGATTAAAGGTGTTGATCAATTGGCTAAAATACTTGAATGGTTAACACGATGGTAACACAAACAATTCCATAATTAAAATAAAAAAGGAAAAATAAAAATGGCAAAAACAAAAGGTGTTTTTAGAGGATTTGATAATCCAACTCCCTTAAAAGCGAATGATACACAAGAAATCAAAAAAGAAGAAAATAAAGTCATTGGAAAAAATGAATTAGCAAGATCCGGAAGACATGGACCTGACTTTTATGAATCATTAAACAATAGTCCTTTTGTAGTAGGAATATATAGTTCAGAATTTGGTGATTTTTTTAATAAAGAAAAACTTGAAAGTTTAATTTCTGCCAATATCGATAAAAATAAAAAAAATAATACTAAATCCTCTTTTATTCAAAATGATTATATTCATCAATATATAACTTCATTAAATTTAACTTCTTCAATTAATGCTCCTTTTTTAACATTAGAATTTACTGCTAAAATGCCGGCTGAAATATTTCATTACTACTTTCAAAGCAATTTAAGTAAAAGTCCTACAACAGGACAGTGGATTGCTTTATATACCAGAAATGAAAAAAGTAAAAGTATTATCTATAAAACAAATTCAGTAGAGATATTAAATCAATTTGAAGATACACAATTAGGTAACATTGCGGAATTCACAGATGCATTAAATACTCTTAATACTGATAATATTAAAGCACCTGCAAACCAATCATCTAATGTTAAACGGGAGCAACTAAAAGAAAAAAAAGAGAAAGCTGTTAAAGCTTTAAATGAAAAAAACAATAAGAAAATTCTTGAAAGTAGTCAAAAAACTAATAAAGAATTAGATGAAATGAATGCTTATTATCAACCTCATCACTGTATGTTTTTTGGGATTGTTGAAAATTTAACATACAGAATGATTGCAACAAATACTGGTATTCCAATGTTTGAAGTAAATGTAAAATGTGGTTCATTTATTTCTCATTGTGAAAAAGATCAATATTTAGTAGCACTACCTAAAATTGAAGAAAATATCAATGGTGCTGTTCATAATAAATCATTATCTGAATATGCTAAAAATAGTAAATTTAAACCAATTAGTGCTTTTATTAAAGATGTTGATTATTGGAAATCAATGATTAAAGAATTTACATCTGCAGGTTCATCTAAAAATCAAAATTTAGGTTATGAAATTAAAAAGATATTATTATCATTAACAAGAAATTATTTACCTTTGGATATGCATGCAATATCATGTAAACAATCTTTTACTGATCCTGTTTCAAATGAAAAAATAAATGAAAACTGTTTATTGACTTTAGGATCAATTATCAATGTAGCATCAGAACAACAACACTTGCCTTCTGAATGTTCTTATCGACAAATGTTACCTCTTACAGCAAGACATGTTTCAACTATTGATAGATTCAAAACAACATTGTCAGGAAAAGGGACTGTTTGGAATTTAATCAATGGTACATTTGTAGTTGATAATAATCTAATTGAATGTTTTCCAGTTATGATACCTTTTAACAACAGAAAAGAATTGATTGATATATTACAAAATTATGCAAGTAATTCTTTTGTTAAATCTGCAGATAATGAATATTTAAATGCTGATCTTAAACGTCCTGGATTTAGACCTTTTTTATATGATGAAGCAATTGCAGCTTTTTATGAACAATTAGGAGCAATACCTACTTTAATTTATAGATTAAAACCTTTACAACCAAATGGACAAATTTCAAGAGATAATATAAATTTAGTTAATGATATTGCAGGCTTAGATGGATTTGAAAGATTAGAAAATTCAACTTATAGTGAAAAATTAGTCTTAGGTAAAGATAGAAAAATAAAACATATAGAAACAACAACCAAAGGTCAATATGATCATAATAAAGAATATGGCAAGCAAAATATTAAAGTAAATGAAACACAAATCGATGTTGATTTAGAAAAATTTGGATTTGAAGATTTATTAAACTTTAACAAAGATGCTCCTATTTCATTATTCTTACCTTCTTTGAATTTTGATGAATTATTATCATTCGAAGCACAAAATAATGAAAATGATAGAATAAATGGTTTATATATTGAAAGTCCTATAATTCGTCAAAAATCAAATTTAACAATTGGTAGTTTTGCAGATCCAATTATTGATATTAAAGATGCAGTTGCTCAAGGCTTTAGGTTTTATGATAGTGATTATCCATTCTTTGATACATATATCGGTTCAAAACCTAAAGAAATGTCAGCGATGATTGAAAGATATTATGCAATTTATGGTGGTGGACAAACAAGAAGTAGAGGAAATATTCAAGTAAAGATGAATTATAATCCTGAATTTATTGTTGGTTCTTGGATTCGAATTCGAATGAATAATGATCAATATATCATTGACAAAGATATTGTCAAAGACAGAGAAAATGCTAGTGAAGAATATGGTTTGGCTCAAAAAGAAGTAGATGAAAAAAGAAATATTAAATTTGGTTTAGATGATACCAGTGATTTCTTCTGTTACATAGAAAATATATCTTATATTTATAGCTCTGATGGACCTGGTTTAAATTGTATCTGCAATATTCAGTTTAGTAGAGGAAGTTTTGGATTAAATTATGCACATTTTCCAAATGTTAGACTTGAAAATCATTTAGATAGTACAAAAACATACAATGAATCTAAAATAGATATATATTTGGATAAACAGAAATCTACAAAACCAAAAACTATTCCTACAAAAACACCTAATTTTGGAAATATTGAAGAAACTCTTAAAAAAGCAATTAAAAATGATCCTAAATCTCGACAAAATGGAGATCTTAAACAAAATGTAACATTGCCGGCGGCAAGTGTTATAGATTTTACACAAAAATTACCTACAAATCCTAAAGCTCAAAATCAAGATAAAAATAATTTCAAAGAAGGCCTTAAAGACATTATTGAACCTACATCTGTAGAAGAAAAAAGATTTGAAAACAATAATACTAATTTGGATTTAAAAAATACTCCACAAGAGATAGAGATACCTATTATTAAAAAACATAATATGCAACCAATTGTTAAATTTGGACCTTATAAAGCTGGTTCAACAGGTCCTTTCCCGACTTGGCCTGATGTCAATGGAGATTTAATATTAGGAATGGCTGAATTTAGAATTATATTCCCTAATGCAATTGAAGATCTTCAAAACATTATTGCTTTAAATCAAGATGCACTTAGTCGTGGATTTGAACAATTAGAAGAACCTGATGTTCTTGATTGGCAAGCTCAAAATGGAATAATACCAATTGGTGTAGTAGGAGAATAAAATGAGAAAAGGTTTTTTAGAACAACACATTAGTGGACAAATAGTCAAAGCAAATATTGTAAATGTCAATGTTATTCAGGGACGTATTCAATGTGACGTAATTGATATCAATGGAAATTATTATACAGGTTGTGAAGTAATTACACCTGGTTCAGGCGGGAGTAATGGGTATTCAAATACTTTAATTGAAAAAAATCAAGAAGTTATAATTATTTTAACAGGATCATCTACACCTCCTTACATATTAGGAACAACTTTTAGATCTTCTTTGGCAAATATTCAAATAAATGAAACTCAAAGTGATTCAAATGTAGATTATCAAAATGTCTCAATAAATAATGATTATCGTAAAGTAGGTTTAAATTCAATAAACTTAACAAAAAATAATGGAATTATATTAAATTCGTCTCAAAATATTAGACTACAAATGATGTTAGGTGGTAAATTAAGAATATCAAGTGCTGGGGAAACAGTTGATAATCCTTTAAATGGGCAACAATTTATTGATGCATTATTTGGATATATTGAAAATTTGGAAAATAGACTAAAAGGTTCTGAAACAGTAATTACTGCTTTGTTACAAATATTAGTGTCAGCTAATCCAACATTAGAACCAGTTAAAACAATTTATGATGCTAATATTCAAAGCAATCCATTAAATGTTATTCAAGTTAAATCTGATTGTGAAGATACAATCAATCAAAAAATAGAATTACCAAAATGAGGAAGAAATGAAAGATTTAAAAAACTTACCTGATGTTTTAAATTTAAGTGATTTTAAACAAACGGAATTGTTTAGAGGACAAGATGAATATCGAAATGGTAAAACAAGAAGTTTACCTTTAACTCGTGCAGCAATGCTCAATACTCCTTTGTTAAGTAGTTTATCCGGAACTCCTTCTCAAGATGGTATTTTTAGAATTGCAAATGTCAATTATTATTTAGAAGTCAGAAATGCAATGTATGATGAACCAATTTTAGTTATTGGTTTTCCATTTGATCCAAGTGCATTACAAATTGATACACCACAAAATATTCAAATTACCCATGGATTGAATACAACTTTTAGAGAAGTATCACAAAACAATGGTAGAGTAATTACATTAGCAGGTCAAAGTGGATATGAAGAACGTTTAGGCTTTGCTCGTGATGGTGGTTATTGTTTTGAAAATGGTGAAATTCTGATGGAGGAATTTGAAGAATTCTTAAACAATTATAACTATTTACTTTATAAAACTTCGAATTCTTTATTTAGAAATTTTAGTGGCAAAGGATTACATCATACAAATATTCAAAATGGGAATATAATACATTCAGGTTATAAAAATGTCTATAAAGATAAAAATAAATACTTTATGACTTTAAGATGTGTTAGAGAAAATATAACTTACAAAGTAGAACCTGTCAATTTTCAAATAAACAAAGATGCAAGTAGAAATAAGTTTGGTTATCAATATAGTCTTCAATTATTAGCTTATGGTATTTATGGACAAGGCAAAAGAAGTAACATGTTTAAAGATATTTTAGACAATGTTTCAGCTTATATTCGTTTAGCAGCTCTTGCTGCTGCTTTTGCTCAAAGTGTTTTAGAAAATATCAACCAAGATTATATCAATCCAATTAAAGAACCTCTTAGAGCAATTAATACATCTTTGTCAAAAATAGAAGAACTTATTGGGACAGCCGGAGCTGTTACAAATAATGCAATATCTATTTTAAGTGAAATTAGACAAACAGTGGTAAATTTAAGTTATATTTTCAAAGAAAATGGTAGAATTGCAAAAAGTTTAAATTCATCATTCAGTAATATTAGTTCTCAATTTAATGCTACTAAATTTGAAGGTTGGAATATTGATAAATTGAATCAAAATACAAACAACTCTTTTAAAGGAAATACTTTACCTACAGAAAGAACTTTGGAAGATCTTGAAAATGAACCATTTTCTCCACAACCATATGGTTTAAGAGTAAGACAAAATGCTACAATCAAAGAACAAAAAGACTTAAATAAAACATTAGATATGTTAAATGATTTTGATTATTATAATAAATTTGATGATGAACTGAATGATTTAGGTGTATTACAGGCCTCATTAAATTCTATGGAATATAATTTGCAAAATTTATTTTCTTTAATTCCTATTGATTTTGAACCTAGTCAAATTGATACACAAAATAAAGGATTTGAAAGAATAAATCTAAAATCCATTGAAGAAAATGATGAAGGTATTTTTACAATTTACAGATTAGTTGAAGGTGAAAATTTACATTCAGTTGCTCGTAAAGTTTTAGGTTCTGCAAATGATGTTGAAACTTTAATATCTGTAAATGGTTGGTTAGATGCCCAAAGAAGAGGTGATGGAACTTTATGTTCAAAAGGTGATATAATTAAAATACCTACTAATAATATCAATTTATTGTTTGCAAATGATGGAATAGGTACAGATGTTTCATGCCCTTTAAATGATTTGTTATTAGATTTAAATATAAATGACATTAAATTGACTAAAAACTTAGAACAGGCAATTAAAAATTATTTCTTAATACATCCTGGTGAATTAAGAACTGTAACTAATTTTGGTATAGGTGAAGTTTTAGGTGCTAAGAATCTTGAATATGTTAAAACTGTTATTTCCGAAAAACTACTAACAGATGAACGTTTAATAAATGTAAATTTTAATGATGTATATTCAAAAGAAGATACAGTTTTTGTTAATTGTTCATTACAAACAAAAAATTTAAATAACATTAACATAAGAGCTCAAATTACAATATAATTAGAAAAAAAAGGATTAAAAATGGCAATATTTGTTCCAAGGAACTCAAATGAAATTTTGAGGGAAATGTTAGGTAAGTTATTAAATCGTACAGATTTATCTGACATCTCAACCTCATCAACAATATATCATATTATTCAGTCTGTCGCTTTAGAAATAGCCAATGTTGAAACAAGACTATTAAATATTCGAAATGGCTATTCTTTAGAAAATTCTGTAGGTGCTGATTTAGATGCAAGAGTTGCCGAATTACCACCTGGACAAGTATTTAGAAAAAGGTCTTCATATTCTGGTGGTGCAGTTTTAACAATTACTCGAGATAATAGTATAGATGATTTAATTATTCCTGCAGGTTCTATAGTTTCAAATTCAAAAACAAATGTAAATTATATAATAACAGAAGAACAAACTATACCAAATGGTTCAACTTCAATTAGTAATGTATTTATTATTTGTGCACAACCTGGAACTTCTGGAAATGTTGATATTGGTGAAATTGATACAGTTGTAAATATGCCTGAAAGTGTTGTGTCTATTACAAATTCAGCATCTTTAACCACAGGTCAAAATGCAGAAACTGATAGTTCTTTAAGAAGTAGAGCTTTAAGATATGTTAAATCTTTAGGTAAATGTCAAAAAAGCTCATTGGAATTTTTAGGGACTTCATTCATTTCTCAACAAGGTCAAAGTGCAAGATTTGCAAGAGTATGGGAAGATCCAAATCAATTAGGTTATTCTGAACTTATTGTTGATGATGGTGCAGGATTCGAAAATCAAGTTACATCAGGTACTACTATTTCCGGAACTATTACAACAGATAATCAACTATACATTTATCATGAATTTCCTGCAACAGAAAGTTTAGTAAGTGGAACTAATTTTACAATTACTCGAGATGGTTCAGAAGTCGTTTTGGCAAATAGTCAATATACTTCAATTCCTGAACGTGGTATTATTATTTTCAAAGAAGGTACATTATTAAAAAATGACACATGGACTGTTAACAATTATCAAATCTATAAAGGATTTATTGCAGAAATCCAATCAGAAATAGAAGGAAATACAAACACATCAGTCTTTACTTTACCAGGTTATAGAGCGGCAGGAACAAGAGTTAAAGTTGAACCTCCTATTAAACAAGATTTATCTTTTACAGTTAAAGTTTCACCTATTCCTTCTCAGAGTGTTAAAAACATTAGAAACATAATTAAATCTGTTGTTGTAAATTATGTTAATTCTTTAGATATTGGTGAACCTTTAATAATTACTAAATTGACACAAATCTGTCAAAATACAGGTCTGTTAGTAAATTTATCAATCGAAGACAATGATGGTGGTGCATTGGATGATATATATCCAAATTCTACAAAAACAGTTTTAAGAACAACTGAAAATGTCATAACAATTCAATAAGGAAAAAATAATGAAAAAACAAATTAAATTTACATCTCTTCAAAGATTTAATCTTGAAGATGCTTCGGATTTACAAGGTTTAGTTAACGAACAATTGACTTTAGAAAACTATGGTTTAAAGGGTGGTTCACTAACATCAACTCTTACTGGGGGTATGATTCTATCACCTTTTATACCAGCTTCTGTTGGTGCAGGAACAAGCATAGGTACGGCTTTTTTTACCCTAAATGCTTTTAGTTTTATGTTACCTAATGGTGAAGTAGTAGAACATACAAATTCAGCTTTACAAATTAGTTATTCAACTTTAAGAACTGAAGCTATTAATACAAGTTCTGCAAAAACCGGTTATTTATGGGGTAATTATAATAGTGTAGAAACAGAAAATGAACCACGTGAATTTTGGGACAACTTATCAGAAGCAGAAGTTTTGCAAAATGTCAATACCCGAACTGTAAAAACTCCTACTTTTGTTGTCACTATTACAACAGGACAACCTGCAGCTATAAACGGTCGTAAATGGACACGTTTAGCTACAGTTTCAGTTACTTCTTCAGGTGGTACTTTTAAAGTTGTCAATACCTCAGCAATTAAACAATCTAATGAAATGCCAGGAATGCAATATTACAAACCTTTAGAAGTTACTTCTTCAACCTCCTCAACTCGTTTTGGTTTAGGAACTTATTGGAATAATATTGAAGAAATGTTTTATAAAATTATTACTAATGGTAATTCTGATGATTCCACTAAAACTTCATTAGGTTATGGAGCATTTCCTCAATATTCATTACAAGGTCTGAAAAGAGAAATTGAGAAAAAAGATAGCATTGGCGTTGTAGCCTCATGTTTATTAAAGTTTAATCCTAATCCTAATTTAGATCTAACAAATGCACCTACATGGGAAGATGATGAATTTTGGCCATACTTAAGAAGTGATGTAGAAGTGTTACAGGCTTCAGGTTGTAATTGTGATGCAACTCAATTTAGGTTTGATGGTCGACAATCAGTTGATCCTGCAATAACAACAGCATATAGTGCTTATAAAAATGGTGTTTTTCAAGTTATCGTAACATCAAACCAAACTGATGCTAATAACTTTGGACAAGGACGTGTTTTAAGTGACGCAGCTGCATTATCAATTTATAATACCAATAGAGTTGTTTTAACAGCTTATGCAAAACATGATACATTGCCTGGTGTTGATGTTGATAGTGGTATTGATGGTACTAGCGTTGATAACATATTTATTACTAACGAACCTGTTCATGCACAACAATTATTTTCAATTGTAACAGCTCCATGGTATCCTGATGAAGGTACTAGTAAAACACAAGTTTCAAAACTTTATCCTTTCGGTCCTACTTTCGATAATAATACATATGCAACATTTATCAATTTTGAACCTTTTAATATGTATACAATTTCCAAAAGATTAGCAACTTTTACTAGATATTTTGTACAAAATAATATTTCACAAATTGCTGCTAATGCATTTAATAATCATCTTGCGACTACACTTAATTTAGGTGATGAGTTTGGCATGCCTACAATTTTCTTAAAGGTAGAATTTTATGGTGATGTAACTACAATTAATTAATCACCAGATACATCAGGTTTAACACAAAATCATATGATAATAAAATCTATTAAAATCACTTTTTAAATCAACCTCATAATTCTGGATATAATTAGAATTAAAATTTAGACATCAAGATTTAAATCAAAAGGAATAAAAATGGCTGTGAATTTAGTGATAACTGGAACTTCATCAGTTAGTCAAGCATCTTTACCTACAACTATTACAAATATTAATGTCGTTGCAACAGATACCACCGATGCAAGTCCAAATTGGAGTTACTCATGGCATTTACTATCTAAACCTACAGGTTCTTCAGCTTCTTTGACAGGTACATCTACAAATAGTCCTGATCTTATAGGAATTGACACATGGGGCAATTATAGAATATTCTGTATTGCACAAAACACAGATAATAATGCTACAAGTGAAACAGATCCACTTCGTGCACCTTCTTCTTGTTTTTTTACACTAAAAGTTTTAAGCACAGAAGCAAGTCTAACCAAACCTGCAGCAGGAGAAAGAAATTGGCAATCTCAATATCATGCTGTTGTTGCAAAAGTAGAACAACTTACAGGTCATATCAATGATAATCTGCAGGAAGATGGTACATTTGGTACATCGGTATCAGATGCAAGTACTGCTTCGCAAGGTGTAGTAGAATTAGCTACACAATCTGAAGTTTTAGATGGAACATCAAATGGTACCACTGCACCTTTATCCATTCAACCTTCAGTTCTTGTTTCTGCTCTTAATGCTGTTTCAACTGCCCAAATTGATGCCGGTCGTCAATTAGATAGCGCTTTAGTTGCTGCATTACAAAAAACTATTAAATTTATTCCATTGGAAAGTATTTATGATTTTAGTCGTCAAGTCGAGGCTGGTGATATTCCTGCTTTGGTCAATAATGATAGTATTATTTACAATTCAGGTACAGGATTTTTTCAAGGTATTCAACACACATTAGCTACTCAAAAAGACGTTAATCTCACTTCTCCTGCTAATAAAGCTCTTCTCCGATATGATACTGCTACTTCTAAATGGGTCGATGATTCAATTATCACAGTTTTAGGTCGTACATCTAAATACATTCCT